AGATGAAATTTAGTCATATCAGCGATATTCATATTCATAATCTAAAGTATCACAAAGAGCAGAAACAAGTCTTTGAGAAAGTTTATGAACACCTGAAAGCCAATAAAGTTGACATAAACATCCTTACTGGCGATCTATTTCATATCAAAGGAAATGTTACGCCAGAAGCATATCAAGCCGCTGCTGACTTTCTAAAAAACTTGGCAGACATTGCACCAACGCATATTATTCTTGGCAATCACGATCTAATCTTATCAAACAAGAATCGACTTGACAGCGTATCGCCAGTTGTTGATGCGTTGAATCATCCGCTTTTGTTTTTACATAAGAATTCAGCAGAGATTACGATTGGCGATGGCAAGTTTGCTCTAAACGTAATGTCTATTGTTGATGAACAAGAGGACTGGATTCCAGTATCAAATCCAAACGCTGTGAACATTGGTTTGTATCATGGTTCAGTTGCTGGAGTTCTAACTGATCAAAATTGGGTTATGACTCATGGCGAAATAGACGTTGAGAAGTTTGCTGATTTTGATTATGTTTTGCTTGGCGATATTCACAAAGCAAATCAAATTTTAGACACAGAAGGTCGTGTTCGTTATGCAGGAAGCCTGTGTCAAAACAACTTTGGGGATCTAGACGATAAAGGCTTTTTGATCTGGGATATAAAAGATAAAAACAACTTTACCGTTGAACATATTCATATTCCAAATCCAAAACCATTTATAAATCTAGATCTTGAAAGCGATGGAACTGTTCCAGCTAAATTTGCTTGCCCAATTGGTTCGCGTATTCGTGCAATTGGTCACACTGATTTATCATCTGATAAAATTAAAAAAACTCTTGAGCTTATTAGAAAAAAATACAAACCAGAAAGTTTGTCGTTTCAGAATAAATCAAAAACAAGTGACACTCGTTTGCTTTTGTCTGACTCATTGAAAAATACAAATTTACGAGACGAAGACACACAAAAGAAACTAATCAAAGAATATCTAAAAGAACACACCGTTACTGATGATGTGTTTGATGAAATTTATACTCTCAATGCTAAATATAATAGAGAGGCAGAAGCCAATGAAGAGGTATCGCGCAATGTTCAATGGAAGCTGAAGAAGCTAACATGGGATAACCTTTTCAATTATGGGGAGGGAAACGAAATTGACTTCACCAAAATTAAAGGCACTGTGGGTATTTTTGGTAAAAACTTCTCTGGTAAGTCTAGCATTATTGATAGCTTACTATTCGCGATTTATAATAACACTTCTAAAAATATACGAAAAAATCTCTTTGTCATCAACCAAAACAAAAAGACTGCAAGTTGCTGTGTGGAAATCGAGGTTGATAGCAAAGTATACAAGATTGAGCGCAACTTATCCAGATACACCAAAAAGCTCAAAGGAGAGGTCACGGAAGAGGCGAAGGCGACGGTAGACTTTTCTTATTTTGATATGCTCTCAAATGAAACTGTTAGCCTAAATGGTGTTGACGGCAACGAAACAAATAAAAATATACGCAAACTATTTGGCACCATTGAAGACTTTTTTGCTACTTCAATGTCATCACAGACTGGCGCACTTGATTTTATCAACGAAGGTTCGACTCGGCGCAAAGAAATATTTGCCAAGTTCCTTGATTTAGAAATATTTGAGACAAAATTCAAGCTTGCCAAAGATCAATCTTCTGTTATCAAGGCGGCATTGCGTCGTCTTGAAAATAAGAATTTTGATTCTGAAGCCTCTGAAATCAGGCAACTTGTTATTGATAACGAAGAGAAAACAAAGAATAAAGTTGACGAGATAGAAAAAAACAAAGTTATTATCTCTGACCTATCAAAAGAGATTCAATCGCTTGAAGATAAAATCTCAAAGATTGATTCTGAAAACATTGATATTGTATCAGTAAAATCAGAGATAAAGAGTCTAGAGGAGACTAGAGATACTTTATTACAAGACAATTTTGCTAAAAACAAGAAAATCGAAGAGTCAGAAGCCTTCATCCAGAAAGCACAAGCCTTTTTATCTGAGTTTAATATTGACGATGTAAAGAGCAAAAAACAAAATCTAGCTTCTCTAATAAACCAACTTGACGCTCTAAACGCTTCAACTGCCGAACAAAAGAATCTTTTATCAATTTATAAAACCCACACCGATGGGCTAAACAATCTTCCTTGTGGTAAAACTTATCTTGATTCATGTTCTTTTATCAAAGAAGCAAATGAGTATTTGAGTAAAGTTGATGTTGTCGAGCTGGCTATTCAACAGGGCGAAACAAATGGTCAGCAGCTTGCTGCCCAAATTGCAGAAATAGATGAAAACAAACTCAACAACTATATTGAAAAATTCGAGAAGCTTCGGCTAAAGAAAAACGACGAAGAAAAAAATATCATCAATTTCAATCTTGTGATTGAGAAAAACAAAAATATAATCACAGGTCTATCAGAAAAATTACGTCTTTTTTCTGAAAAGTTAAAGTTTTACGAAGAGCACAAAGATGCAATAGAAAACAAGAAAAACCTACTTGTTGAACTTACAACCAAAAAAGTTGCAGTAGAAAATACTAAAGTTCTTGTAAAAAGTCTTGAGCTTGAGTTAGCATCTTTATATAAAGAACATGGTTCGCTTGAGCAAAAGATTGAGACAATAAAACAAAATGAAAAAGAAAAAGTATCCCTTGAAAAACAATATGCAGCTTATGAACTATTCATGCGTTGTATGCATAGCAACGGAATTGCATTTGATTTGATCAAAAAGAATTTACCAGTTATTAATCAAGAGATCGCCAAAGTTCTATCAAACATTGTAGAATTTGAGATATTCTTCGAGAATACGGATAATAAACTTGATATCTTTATCAAACACCCAAAATATGATGCTCGTCCTCTAGAAAACGGTTCCGGCGCAGAAAAAACATTAGCTGCAATGGCTATTCGCATTGCTTTGATCAATATTACAAATATGCCAAAGCCAAATATTTTTATTCTTGACGAACCGGGAACTGCCCTTGATAATGATAATATGGAGGGTTTTATCCGTATTCTAGATTTGGTCAAGAACTATTTTGATATCACGGTGCTAATTAGTCATATAGATCAATTGAAAGATGCAGTTGATACAAACATTGAAATTTCGCGAAACGAAGGTTTCGCATTTGTAAAATGCTAAAGGAGTAAAATGAAAAAGTATTTATTATTAATGCCGCTTCTAATAATTGGTTGTGGTGACGATCTTGGCTGGAAAGAAAAGAAAACCGACCATGATTGTGCAGATTCAATGGTAGCCGACGCTGGTTCTTCCGACGTTGCACAACCACAAGATGTAAGTGAGGTGAACGATGTTCAATCAGACACAAATCAAGTTGTTGAAGATTCTGTTGACGCCACCGAAACTGATATATCCGATAGCAGTGGGAGCGACGACACTAGCGTTTCCGTCCCTGATAGCGTTACAGGAGAAGATGCAGGAGATTCACAAGACGCAGCGGAAGACGTAACACAAGACGTTGCACCACCACCAGAGTGCGTGACTTCAACAGATTGCGCCGCCGCCGCACTCCCTTGCATCGCTCCTGATTGTGAAGCGGGTAAATGTGTAACAGTTCCAGCGGATACACCATGCTCAGACAACGATGAGTGTACTGTTGGCGATCAATGCCAAGTTGGTCAATGTGTTGGTGGCGCTCAGGCAAACTGTGACGATCTAAATCCATGCACAGATGATTCATGTGATCCAGCTAAAGGCTGCGTTCATTTACCAAATCAAGTAACCTGTGTAGATGGAAATGGTTGCACTACTGATGATATTTGCAAAGATGGAGCTTGCGTAGCTGGTGTTCCATTCAATTGCGACGATGGAAATGTTTGCACAGATGATAGCTGTGAATCTATTGGTAAAAGCGAAATGCATGTTTGCAAGCATTTACCAAATCAAGCAACTTGCACTGATGACAATGTTTGCTCTTTGGACGATGCCTGTGAAGGTATGTCTTGCAAATCAAAGTCAGCTGCTATTTGTGATGATAGTAATATTTGCACAAATGATTCTTGTGATCCTATAACTGGTTGTGTATTTTTACCAAATGAAGTGACTTGCACCGATAATGATGCTTGCACTTCAGACGATAAATGCGCCGATAAAGTTTGTAAATCTGGTGCTCCGCTAAATTGTGCGGACACAAATGATTGTACAACTGACTTATGTAAGCCAGAAACAGGCTGTTATTTTGATAATAACCAAAATGTTTGCAGCGATAATAATGTTTGTAGCGTAGATGATAAGTGCGAAGCTGGTGTTTGTGTCGCTGGTCTTCCAAAAGTTTGCGATGATGCAAATATATGCACGATTGATTCTTGCGATCCTGTAAATGGATGTAAAGCTGTAAATGCTGCTGATGGAACAAAGTGCGCCGAAGGTATTTGCCAAAATGGTGCTTGTGCTTGCGTAAGCGGATTCGGCTGTGCTTCACCTAGCTTCTCATACGCCTCAGAAACAAATGCGGGCATGTTAGGCGGCATGGGTGGGCAAGTTGGACCAAAGATGGGTTGCAACGCTACTGATGTAATTATTGGTATCGGTTTTGATTTTAGTAATGGTCAAAAGAATGCAACAAAAACAACTGTCGTTTGTGGTAAAGTTTCTGTAGCACAAGACAGCACAGTTTCAACTGTTCAGACAACAACACAAAAGAACGGTGGTTCTGGCTGCTTTGGTTGGGATCCTTCAACCCCAACTCCGCTTGTTATTTGTCCAAATGGTTGGGCTGTGGTTGGTATTGAAGGAACAAAAGCAGGTTCAACATTATTCAACAATGTCAAACTTGTCTGTGGTAAGTTGGGAATTAATGGTAAATCAACAGGGGAGACACAAACTCTAACTGTTAATGGAACCACTGGTCCCGGCACTCAAGCACAAGTTGTTGCTTGTGCCGCTGGAACAATCGCTCGTTATTTTGAGACAAGAGCTGGTTGTGGTCAAGATGCTTTGACTTTGTATTGTGCTACACCTTCACCAGATTGCACTGGTCAAGAATTAATTTGTAAGGATCTATAATCATGAAAAAGCTGCTGATACTTTTATTATTACTTATTCCAAAAGTTGCTGACGCTTGGGAATCAACTGTGGGCGTTGGTGCTTATGCGAGAAGATTTAATGAAAAGGATCAGCTTGGTGCCCTTTCTAAAGATGAGGGTCTAAAACCAGAGAGTTCGGCAGGGTTGGCGTTGAACGGTTCATTTCTGTTCAATGTCAGCCCTTCCCTCTTATTTGGTCCAGATTTAACAATAACTTATTCTTGGTTATCTGCGCCACAAAAAGATAATTTACAAACTCAAAGTCTTATCGCTGCTGGTAATTTACAATATAATGATAACGGCTTTAGTTTGGCTCTAAAATCCGGTTTTATTCTAAACTCACTTACTACTGAATATGATATAAAGATTGATTTTGATACAGGTTTTATAACTTCTGTGAAGGTTGGTTCAGAGGTTATGGATTCCGCAAGATTTTATTTTGAGCCACAGCTAATCATAACTCCATCAACTGAGGCGAAGAATGTTTTTGTAAATTCATTTGCTTTGGTTATTGGTATTGAAAATGTATTTAGACCAAAGAAAAAGATTGAGGTTGTGAAAGTTGTAGAGGCTATTGTTGAACCTCCTAAAGAAATAACTCCCGTAAAATTACCAGAAGTTATTACACCAGTTGCCGCTCCACCTATTATTGTTGTAGCTCCAATCGTCGTTGAGCCACCAAAAGAAATAACGCCAGTAAAATTGCCAGAACCTCCAACGCCAGTTCAGCCTGTCGAAAAACCAAAGCCATTAGTTCTAAAATTTGATGGAAATGAACTATCACCAGAATCTATTGGCTTTTTAGAGAATATTGTAAAAATTCATAATAGTGTTGCCTCTGTTATCAAAGTCAATCACAGCAGAGGAAATAATGCTAAAAAGAAAGCAGAAATATTATACACTTGGTTTACTAATCATGGAGCGAAGAAAAAAGAGGTCTTGATAGTTCCCGGTCTAAAAGGCAAGGAAATAAGAATCGAAGTCGTTCCAAAGTAGGGCAAAATGAAAAAATTATCTTTATTATTGTTGTTGGTGGCTTGTTCTAACGCCGATCCAACAACTCAATCTTCTTTATCTATTGGCGGTAGTTTTATATTTGACGCCGGAACTCAAATAGAAAAAGACATTGAAGAAGATACAGAAGAACAAATAGTAGATACTGTATCCTCCGAAGATCTTCAAGATATAGTTGAAGAAATACAGCAAGATACAACAGAAGATTCACAGGCAGATGTAGTAGAGCAAAAAGACATTGTTCAAGATACTAAGCCTGTTTGTGTCGATGAAGATGGTGATGGATATGGAGATAATTGTTCTAAAGGAAGCGATTGCGATGACGCGAATCCAAACTTCACAACATATTGCCCAGATTGTAAAAAAGGCAATTATCCCGGCTGTATTTGCTCTGGTAAATCCGCTCCATGCTATTCAGCAGATCCAACAACAAAAGCCGTTGGTCAATGTAAAGCAGGAACGCAAGCTTGCAAATCTGGTATTTGGCAAGTTTGTATTGGCGAGATAACACCTTCACCAGAAGTTTGTGATAACATTGATAATGACTGTGATGGTCAAATCGACGAAGGCGTAAAATCTTCTTGCGGAACTTGTGATCTTACTTGCGTAAAACAATCAGTCGGAGTCAATGAACCTATTATTCTCAACTCCGAGAACTCTTCTGGTGTCGGTATTGATCCAAATACAGGCTTTATAAAGATTGATTCAAGCCAAATCTCATTGAAGCTCAAGTTCTTATGGGCTTCTAATTCAAGTGAAAATACTGTATCTAAAGTCGATTGTAAGACAATAAAAGAATCTGGTCGTTATCAAGTATGTAATAATCCCTCTAGAACATCTGTAGATCTTGACGGAAATGTATTTGCTGCCTGCCGTGGCGATGGTAAGGTAGCTAAAATTATTGCGGACAAGAAAAACTGCGTTGATAAAAATGGAAATGGCGTTATTGAGACAAGCGAAGATCTAAATGGTGATGGCAATATATCTGGTAACGAAATGGCGAATAATGACGAGTGTATCCAATTTATCGTTCAGCCATTAGGTAATCAATCGTCTTATCCCGGCTCAAGAGGCGCGGCAGTTGATAAGTTCAATAATGTTTATATTGGTTATTGGAATGAAGCCAAAGTTGCCTATGTTGATGGAAAGACTGGAGCAACAATAAAAATAATTGATTGGCAATGCCCGACTTATGGTCTAGTTGTTGATCAAAAAGGAACTCTATGGGGTCAAGGTAATGGCTGCGGCTGGCTAATGTCCTACAATCCAACCAGCGGTCAGTGGGCAAAAGCTTCCTCATATGGGGCAAATGGAATTAGTGCTTATGGTATTAATGTTGATGGTAAAGGTCGTATTTGGGTTGGAGGAAGTTTGGCTCGCTACAATCCAGCAGATGGAAGCTGGATGAAATGTAATATAGGTTGTGCTGGTATTGCTACGGCAAACGACGGCATGGTTTGGCTAGCAAAAGATGGAAGCGGTATTGGAAAAGTTGATGGTGAAAATTGTGCTCAACTTGGAACTGTGAATAGTGGTGGCGCTCCGCATGGTTGTGCTGTTGATTTTGATGGTTATGTTTGGGGTGTGAATCTTGGCGGAAACTCCGTTGATAAAATTGAACCCGGCAAGACAGGGCAACAAATAGGACCATTATTAGGCTCTAGAAAAATAGGAAGCGGTCCATACACATATTCAGACATGACTGGATATACACTCAATTATTTTACCGCTCCAAAGGGCTTATTTACAACAACCTTCTTCGCTGGTGGAAATGGTAATCCCATTTCGCAGATGAAGCCAAAGGCTGTATGGCAAGAACTAAATGTCGAAGCTATGTTGCCCCCTGCCACAAAAGTCCATATTCGTGTTCGTGCGGGCGATACAAAAGATCAATTAGATAATGGAAACTGGATAGACATTATGGATTTGACAGATATGGCGCAAATGCCAGTTGATTTATCACAGAAAAACATTATTGGAATAATGCTTCAGATAGAGATAAACCTCATCACAGAAGATAAAAAGGTAAGTCCTTCTGTTGGCTCAATAACAGCTAAGGCAAAACTACAATAAGCAAACTACTTATAGTACAAACGGAGGATAAACAATGCTAATAAAAAGAGGTATGACAGGTCCATTAGTTGCTGCTCTACAGCAAAACTTGGAAGATCTAGGATATGAACTAGGAAATGTTGATGGTGCTTTTGGTAAGAACACCGAAGCTGCTGTAAAAGATTTTCAAGGTAAAAAAGGACTTGGTGCCGATGGCGTTGTTGGTCCAAAAACATTACAAGCAATTGATGCTGCCCTAAAAGCTGCTGGCAAAGAAGGCGCTGAATTTGATGATCAACCAGAAGAAGCCCCAGCAGTTATTCAAGAAGTAAATGTAAAAATGGGTTGGGTCACTTGCCCTGCTGATAAATATCCCGGCAAAGACGGCTATGGCTCAACAATTTTGAGAACTGATGCTGCGGCAGCATATAAAGAACTAAAAGCCGAAGTAAATGCTCTCGGTGGCGTTGTAACTTCTGCTGGTGGTCGTCGTGCTCTAAGCTCTGGTGCCGGTCCAGCAAGATCAAAAACCTCAATGCATTATACAGGTTTAGCTTTTGATATGTCATTAGCAACTGGTATGCAAAGCACAGAAAGAGATCCTTTCTTATGTGTGAGAGTTCCAGATAGCCGCAAATGGACTGTTTGGTGTAAATCAGACAAAGCCTCAGAAGTAGAATTAGATGTTGTAACTTGCTCAACTGTAAAAGGCAAGACACAACTAAAAACAACCAAAATAAAAGTAAAAGCTTTCAACTTTACCGAAGTTGCTGAAAAACATGGCTTCTACAGCATTTCAGCTCGCAAGTCCTTCTTTGAGGGTGGTGCTTATGGTGGAGCCGAGTGGTGGCACTTCCAATACAACAAGGCTCTTACAAAGGGTCAAAGCAAGTTCGGTGAAGAACTATTAAAAGTTTATTCTCTAAATGAGGCTCAAAAGTTCGTTTATTGGAACGAAGTAAAAGACAATGTTTACGGCGTAAACTGGTTCTAAGGAGTAAAAATATGGATAACAAGTTATTAAAAAAATTAATCATGGAAGAATTAAAAGTATTATTGAAAGAGGAAGTAGGAGGTTCTACCGCAAATCATCCTTGCGTAAAAGGCGATCCTATTCGTCCCGGCTATAGAAGTGTAAATGATGATACAAGCTCTCTTCAGCCAGCAGAAGCACAATTATCAAAAGCAAGATGCTTTAGAGCCGCAATCAATCTTACAGAACAAGCAAAAAAAACAACACCAACTGGCGGCGGGGCAGATCGTGGCGCGTATGTGCCAACCCCACAGGGAGAAAAACTTCTCAACATGGCGAAGCAAGCAATTGAAACTTATTTCCAACTGCAGAAATAAAGGGTAAATCATGACTAACTGGCTAAAAAACAATTGGGCTACTTTGCTTGTGTTTGTTGTTGTATTATCCGCTGCTTTATGGATCAAAGGTAAATTTGATGAAAGCAATACAGAGGAAGTAAAGCAACAATATATAAAGCAAATGGAAGATCAAAGAAAGTCTTTTGATTCTCAAATAAAAGAGATAAATAAGATTAATGAAGAAGCTTTATCAAAACAAAAAGAGTTGGCTTTACAACATCAACAAACTTTAGAGAACCTACAACAGCAATTTGATGAAAAAGTATCTGAACTTGAAGAGTTGAAAAAACTAAAAGTAAAAGAACTTACAAAGCAGCTTACTGATGATCCAGAAGTTGCTGTTCATGAAATGGCTCATAAGTTTGGTTTTGATGTTGTCGTTGTTCCCGAGGAAGAACCATGAATAAAATAATAGCATTTATATTATGTTTCTTGTTTCCTCTATCAGCGTTCGCAGATAACGGCAAAGTTGCTTCAATTAGAGAAAGCCAGAAAGCTCCATTTACAGGCTTTCTTTTTGATGCCGCAGCATTTGCTAAGATAGAAGTTGATAAACAAACCATTATTGAGAAATATGAACTTGAGAAAAAGTTATTAATTGAAAAATGCGAGGCAGAGAAAAAGTTTCTAAATGAAACTTGTATCAACGAAAAAGATGTTTTAGTCAAAACAAACGACGTTGTTCTCAAAGGAAAAGATGAAGAAATAACAAGGCTAAATAAAATTATTGCTGATATGGCTCCACCAAATAGAGGCTTATGGCTTGGGCTTGGTGCGGCAGCAGGAATAGCAATTAGTCTTACAACAGTCTATTTAGTAAAGAACTTATAGGAGTGCTAATGTATGGGAATCAAAGAAACAATTTCAGACGCAATAAAGAAAGAGGGTCAAGTGCAAGTCCCAGAAGATAAACAAAATCGTTTTAATGTAATCTTCCAAAAAATGATGAGTGTGAGATGGTATATCACATTTATCACAATGATTACTTTACTTGCTATTCTCTGCGGTATTGTGCTTTCTATTATGGTAAAAGCTGATATGGCTCAAGAGTGGAAAGAGATTTTATTGCTTATTCTTGGCGCTTTTATTGGTTCTTATAACAGAGTTATTGACTTTTGGTTTAATAATTCACAAAGAGATCAGATAATGCTACAGAAGATTGATGAAGAAGACGATCCACCGGGAACTCCAAAATCAGATACACTTACTGTCTCCCCAGCGCAAGACGCAATTGAAGTTAAAATGCCCGAACCTACACCAGTAAAATCAAAGGAAGAAAAAAATGAAGATAAGTGAACTCAAACAAATAATAAAAGAAGAACTACAAAAAGCCCTAGCGGAAGAAAAAGAACTAACAGCAAGAGAAAAGAAACTAGCAGCGATGCGTCCACCAGAGGATAAAATTACTAGAGGTGATGTTATTGCAGCCGCACAAAAAAAGAAAGCTGGTCAACTAGATGAAGAAGAAGCACAACATCTTTCTAAAGCTGAAAAGAAAGAAAAAGAAAAAATTGTAAAAGGCATGAAAGACAAGAAGTCAGATTTTGAGAAAAGATACCCCGGTCGTGGTGAAGAAGTAATGTATGCAACTGCTACAAAAAAAGCTAAAGAAATAAAATAAATTACTATATATTATACAAAAGGAGGTGATGATAACATGGCTATTAAACCAAGCAAAATTCCAGTAAAGAATCCCGGTCCAAATGAGAAATCAGGCGGCAAGCTCAAGCCACTCGGCGGCGGCAAGAAAGGCAAATAATCTAGAAATAGATTGAATCCCCTGCAAGTTACTATTTACTTGCAGGGGATTTTTGTATATAAATGAAACTAGAGATTCTGATAGAAATGTGTAAAGCAATGGGCGTACCATACGCATATCCACTTCCGCTTTATTACACAGAAGATGAGCCAAGTGATGATGAACAATGTGATCCAAAGTATGCTACAATTTCTGTAAAAGAAGTGCCATATGATAATGTGCCAGATGGTGCTGCATATCTAATGAACTACCAAATTTTTGAGAAAAATGAAAAACAAAGACCCAAACTTCGTACCAAAATTAGAAAAAGCTATAGAAAATAAATATGGCGAGATTGCTACAAGAAATCCTTCTTACTTCTGGGATGAAGAAAAAGAGAAGGCGTATATAGCCCAGCTAAAAGAAGAAACAGAAAAACCACCAGAATATACAACTATTCAATCAGATGGTTTTTTTATCAAAAAGAAACTATTTATGAAAGCGAATCAAAGAACATGCTCGCAATGCGAAAAATATTCTTTTGATTCCAAGGACGATTTATACATAAACAAATTTGAGACTTGTTTCAAGTGTTATGTAATTTACATTGAAGGCAGAGAAGAAAAATGGCTGAAAAAGAAAACTCCGTAACCACTTATGATATAGTAAAAGCGCTATCACAAGCTGCCTCTGTATATGATGGTGCTCATGATAAAGATGGCGAACCAGTAAAAGCTGGTCTTTCCAGAGAAGAAGGAAACCCTCTTCTTGACAAAAGATGCATTGATGGTTTCAAGGTAAAGTTTGGTGGTCAGCACATGATACTGACTTATCACACAGAGTGCCTTCTCTCTGATATACACAAGATGGGCATTGAAAAGTATGAAAACGAGATTGAAGGTCATATAAAAGACATTATAAATTTCATCAAGAAAGATTATAAGAATCATGCCAAAGGCTCAGTTTCTCTTACTCAAGAAGGCGAAACAGACATTTTGATTGAGCCAGTATCAAGAATCCGCACCACGGTTAGAGCAGTTGCTAAATTCAAGATCGGCTCTATAAAAGATATGGATGAAATGCCCGGTAAAAGAGATGATAGAAAAGATGTAAAGTCTCACAACGAATTAGGCGGGCTTGGTGGTAAAAGACCATCAAATGATACAAGAAAGAAAACAGATGAAGATTAATGGATACAATTTTTACCAAAGAAGATATAAAGAGAGAGATTGTTCGCTGCGGTAAAGATCCAGTTTACTTCATTAGTAATTTTGCACGTATTTCACACCCAATAAAAGGCACCATCCAATTCAACCTGTATCCCTTTCAACAACAAGTTGTAAGAGATTTCGTATCTCATCGTTTCGTTGTTGTCAACAAAGGTCGTCAGCTTGGTCTTTCAACCACAACAGCAGCTTATGTTGCTTGGATGATGCTTTTTTATAGAGAAAAAAGTATTCTTGTTGTTGCAACAAAATTGGCAACTGCTGCCAACTTGGTTAGAAAAGTAAAATCTATTATAAAGAACTTGCCACCTTGGTTGGCTGTATCAAAGATAAAATTTGACAATAAGAATTCATTTGAGTTAGAAAATGGCTCATGGGTAAAGGCTTCTTCTACTTCTGGCGATGCTGGTCGTTCTGAAGCTCTTTCTTTGCTAATCGTTGACGAAGCTGCACACATTGAAAACATGGATGAAATGTGGGCTGCTATGTATCCAACGCTTTCTACTGGTGGTCGTTGTATTGCCATTTCAACACCGTATGGCGTTGGTAACTGGTTCCATAAAACTTATACAGATGCAGAATCTGGAAAGAACGATTTCTATCCAGTAAAACTATTTTGGAATGTTCATCCCGACAGAGATCAAGCATGGTTTGAGAAAGAAACCAAAAACATGCCAGAACGTCAAATTGCTCAAGAACTTGAGTGTTCTTTCAACGCATCTGGTGGAACGGTTGTATCTGGCAGAGATTTGGAAAGATTAGAAAAACTTACCAAAGAACCAAAATATAAAACAGGTTTTGATAGAAACTTCTGGATTTGGGAAAACTACGATCCCAGCAAAAAATATATGTTAGTAGCAGACGTTGCCCGAGGTGACGGAACAGACTATTCAACTTTCCATATATTTGATATAGAGTCAATGGAGCAAGTTGCTGAATACCAAGGCAAACTTCCACTAGATGAATTTTCTAGACTAATAAATGATTGTGGTAGAGAATATGGTTCTTGTTTGGCAGTTGTAGAAAACAATTCATTTGGCGTTGGCGTAGCCAATAAAATAAAGGAACTTGGTTATCCTAATATATTCTACTCAAATAAAAATTTTGAATTTATAGACCAAATGACAGCGGAAGGATTATCAATCAATTCCCCCGGCGTCTATGTTTCAATGAAAACAAGACCGCTCATTATTGCAAAATTTGAGGAATTTATTAGAAACAATTATCTAAAAATAAACTCAAAAAGATTGATGAACGAATTGACAACATTTATTTGGAATCACGGCAGAGCAGAAGCGCAAAGAAGCTATAATGACGACTTGGTTATGCCTTGCGCTATCGCATGTTGGATAAGAGATACTGCTATACAAACAGGCATAAAAGATTTACAATATAGAACTGCAATGATAAACTCAATTTCAGTTGGTTCTTCTTTTATAAATACAAAAATTGCAGGTATGCAAGGATATAGACAGCCAAAAACTGATCTGATGAATAAGTACTTAGAGTACCAACAACACTCTTGGATTATAAAGGCGTAAAAAAATGGCAAGAAATATAGCTGGTGATAATAATACTAAAAATAGTCTTTCGCCTTTATTCAAGAAGCTTACAAAGCTTTTTTCGGGTCCAATTGTAAATTATAATCAACAATACCAAAGAGCATTTAGAAGAAATCAATTAGATAAATTTGCTTCTAAATTCAATTCAATGGCTGGATTTGAGTTGCGAAAGACAACTTATAATCCTTTTGATGCAATGAGAACAAATCTCATGGCAAATCAAAACCGTGGTGAAAGATATAGTGATTTTGATCAAATGGAATTTTATCCAATACTTGCCTCTGCACTAGATGTTTATGCAGACGAAATGACGACTCACAGTGAATTGTCGCCATTGTTGAATATAAAATGTCCAAACGATGAAATAAAAGAAATTATTAAAATCTTGTTCCATGATGTTCTGAACATTGATTCCAATCTATTCGGTTGGTGCAGAACAATGTGCAAATACGGCGATTTCTTTCTTTATTTAGATGTTGATGAAACCGTAGGCATAAAATCTGTAATTGGTTTGCCTCCTGAAGAAATTGAAAGATTAGAAGGTGAGGACGAAACAAATCCAAATTATGTTCAATTTCAATGGAACTCTGGTGGTATGACATTTGAGAATTGGCAAATGGCTCACTTTAGAATTCTTGGTAATGACAAGTTTGCTCCTTATGGAACTTCTGTCCTTGATCCTGCTAGAAGAATTTGGCGTCAGTTGTCCATGATGGAAGACGCAATGATGAGCTTCCGTATTATTCGCGCTCCAGACAGAAGATTGTTCAAGATTGACGTTTCTGGTATTCCTCCAGAAGATGTTGAGCAATACATGCAAAAAGTTATTACCCAACTAAAACGCCATCAAGTTGTCGATCCAGATACAGGTCGTGTTGATTTGCGTTATAATCCAATGAGCGTGGAAGAAGATTATTATATTCCAGTTCGTGCTGGTTCTTTGTCTGACATTTCAAGTGTTGCTGGTCAATCAAACGCAATGAACGTTGATGACATTAATTATCTAAAAGAAAACCTATATGCCGCAATCAAGATTCCTAAATCTTATCTTACAAGAGGTGAAGGTGGCGATGCAAAAACGAATCTTTCTCAATTAGATGTTAGATTTGCTAGAACAGTTTTGCGCCTCCAAAGGGCAATTGTTGCTGAATTAGAAAAGATCGCAATGATTCACCTATATGTTCTTGGCTATAGAGGCGAGGACATTTTATCTTTCAAGCTTGAACTAAACAATCCATCCAAGATTGCACAAATGCAAGAGCTTGAATTCTGGAAAGTCAAATTTGAGACAAACAATGCCGCCAAAGAAGCTGGATTTAGCAGCAGATGGTCAGCTAAACACGTTCTCAATCTTACTGAAGAAGAATTTGTCAGAAATATTTATGATAAGTTCTATGATAAGAAGATAAATGCTGCATTAGAAGGTGAATCAGGTGCAGGCGAAGGCGAAGTTCCCGGTGCAGCCTCAACTGGCGCTGGCGGCACATTAGGTGGTTTAGGTGGTCTAGGCGAACTTGGCGGTGAGGGCGAAGTACCCGCAGAAACTCCAGCGGGTCCAACACCAGAGGGAACCCCACCAGCAGGCGAAACAGAAGCCCCAGCAGCCCCAGAAGCTCCAGAGGCACCAGAAGCTCCAGCCGCTCCAGCAGGCGGCGGCGAAGAATCGCCACTTCTAATAACTCCAGCAGGCAGAAGAGGTTATAATTGGGATGCCATAATGAATTTTGATTCAGGTGTCAAATATGAAAATAGTAAAGGTCAAACAACAACCACAGCCTCAAAAGGTAAAATATACACACCAGTAAAAAATGATCAAAGAGGTGGTTCTGGTCCAAGAAAGAAAAACATGTCAAGCGCCGGGGGTAAGATTGAAACTTCCAATAGAGCTATGAATCCAAGCGCTTCTGAAGAGAGAAGAGTGGCAAGAGGTTTAATGGAATCTGATTCTAGAGAAACATTATATATGCTGTTAGAACAACGCATGAATAAAATAAATCAAGAAGTGAAAGAGATTTCTAAAAAAGTAGATCCCGAAGATTAGGATACACTATTTATAGTAGCGGAGTTTATTAGATGAAATTCAAGCATAATAAAAGAAGAAATAGTGCCTTTTTGTATGAAGCTCTTGTAAGAGAGCTTGTAAAGAGCGCCATGAAAAAAGATGATAACAGAAAGCAAATCACAATTGATTTGATGAAGAAGTATTTTCATGCTGATTCTCCGCTTGGTAAAGAGCTAAAAGTTTATAAAGCACTTTATGAAACAACCAATCTTTCTCCAGAAGATGCCGAAAGATTACTTTATGAAGCTAAAAGAACATTTTTTGGTGTTGGTTTCGCTAGCCCGCAAGAAATATATGACGAACAAAGCCAGTTGATTGCTGCCGTAAACAAAAAACTATCTCCTTCAGTATTTTCTAATTTTGTTCCGAACTATAAAAGTATTGCCACAATCCAACAAATCTTCTCAAAAGAAGTTTCTATTCCAAATAGAATAATGCTTGAAAGAAAAATTCTCGATGATCTTTGCTCTAAGAAACTAATTGTTGAAAAGAAAGAAGAAAAGCTAAAGATAAACGATCTTGTTATGAAAACAGCCATAAAGTCTTTCAATAAAAAATATGATAAACTCAATGAAAATCAAAAGAAACTAATTTCCAAGTTTCTTGTAAAGAGCGAAGAAACGGAAGCAGATTTACGCTTGTTTGTTTCAGAAGAGTTATCAAGAATAAAGAATAAATTATCTTCGTCTCTTACAATAAAAGAATTTGCTGAAGATAATATAATGAAACAAAAAGCTCAAAAGACTTTATTATTGATTGAAGAAACATTAAAAAGCGAAATAGATGAAGAAGAAGTTTCTTTGGTATTGAAACTTCAAGAACTAGAAAAGGAACTAGGCTAATGGCTATAGAGATTGTTGTCGGTAATAAAGAAATAGAGGCAACAAAAATGCCACCAGATTCTTTGGGGCTAAACCCTATCCAGCCGGATGCACCAGTTGCTGATGGTGGAAAAGGTATAAAACTTATACTTAATGGGTATTTCTTTTCTATAAAACTAAACGCCAGAAAAACCTTAGATGGCAACATCATGGTCTATGATCATCCAAACATAGACATTGTTATCATGCCAACAAAAAATAAAATAATCTCAATGCCAAAGAAAAGCTATTATCACGACACTTATCCAGTGCAAAAGCGTTTCTTTGACTTTCTTGAAAGCAGAGGTGCAACCGTTTTAGGTTCGACTAGAGGCGGCGTTGTTTATAACTCTTTAGAAACATATTATCCAACCAACGAAGAGTTGGATGTTTTACAAGTTATATTATTATTAACAAAGAAGTTTCTCGAAGAAGAAACAGAAAATTCCATGACTGAAAGAGAATACGAAGAAGAGGTCGAACAACTTTATACAAATCCAGATGATGATGACTCTACTGAATTAGGCGAAGTTCCTCAAGCCAAAAAGAAGGGCGCAATCGATCCAAATTACAAACCATACAACTTGTTATACAGGTTCTAATGCAATTATTATATTTTATTCTGATCTGCTATGGTCTTACGCAGATAATTTGTTATGGTAAGATTTTTGATAACATAAGACCAAAAGCAGAAAGTTATAATGGACTAGGCTTATTGTTTCACTGTTCAATGTGCATGGGATTCCATGTCGGACTTTTTGTATATCTATTTTCAGTTTTTAGCAAACTATTTACTTTTGATTTCAGTTTTATAGACATGTTTTTTATGGCATGTATTAGTTCTGGAACTAGTTATATTTTAGACAAACTCATAGATGATAATGGATTGAGGATAAACAAATGAATATAAGAAAAAAAGGTTTCAATCTTTGGGTACAAAAGTGGATGAAAAGACCACCAACTAATTGCAAGGGCGGGTGCTGACTATGAATAACAAGATAAAAATTCCTGTTGCTCGTTTGAGACAAATAATCCAAGAAGAAGTTTCTAGATTTTATGAATTAGATGAAGAGGAACAACAAGAAAACGAAAGTCTTCTTGAGGAAGATGAATTAGAAGAACAAGTTTCTTCAACTGAATTGACCAATAGACAAGTAGGAGCAGAAATCAGCACCGCATTACAAAAACTAAATTCAATGCCAGCTGATCAAGCAAGAGCAAAATTAAAAGGTCTAGGATTATAACATGTCAGAGAAATTTGTACTAACAGAGTTTCTAGAACTATCAAATGATTCTTCACTATTGACTGAAGCTGAAAAGCAAAAAGTTAATGAAGGCGAAGAATTTATTCTTGCTGGTGTAATGCAAAGAGCTGACGCCGAAAATGGCAATGGTCGTATCTATCCTCTTGATATATTAGAAAGAGAAGTTGAAAATTACAAGAAACTTGTAAGAGACAGCCGTGCTCTTGGCGAATTAGACCACCCAGACTCGCCCGTAATTGAGCTAAAAAATGCCTCCCATATGGTTACATACATTGAGATGCGTGGTAGAGATGTTGTAGGTAAAATTAGAGTTCTTGATACTCCAGCAGGGAAAGTTGCAAAAGAACTTCTAAAAGGTGGCGTAAAGCTAGGAATTTCTTCTAGAGGTCTTGGTTCAACAAAACAACAAAATGGTAAGACAATGGTTCAAGAAGACTTTCAATTGGTCTGCTTTGATCTTGTATCTGAACCATCAACAACTGGTGCCTTCATGTTGAAAGAAGGTATGCAACCCAATCTTTTCACAAAAGCAGATAGAATCAATAGAATACTAAACAGTATAATAAAGTAATAAAATGAAAAAAGAAGAACTCAAAAAAGTACTGAAGCCCGTTATTGAAGAGTGCCTGAAAGAGCTAATCTTTGAGAAAGGCGTTCTTTCTTCTATTATAAGCGAAGTGCAAGGCTCTCCTGCACAAGTTGTAACAGAAAACAAACAAGTTGCAAAACAATCATATCAGGAAAATGAACAAGAATTCATTAGAAAGAAATCAGCTGAAGCTCATAATAAACTTTATGAGCACAAAAAGAAGCTAATGGATGCTGTTGGCAAACAAGCATACGGTGGCGTGAACATTTTTGAGGGAGTTCAGCCAATTGATGAACCACCCGCCCCATCTCAAAGAAGCACCCCAAGCGCAATTGAAGTATTAGATCCCGGCAATACTGGTGGTATAAATTTAGGAAACATTCCCGGTATGGGCAAGTGGGGAAAAATTTTACAAAAAGTAAATGAATTGAAAGATTAGTCTATTTATAAGAAGAGGTTTTTATGAAGAAAGGTCATGTACAAGTTAGTTTGGCAGAGTGTCATGGCGATACAAATCGTATGATCAAGAAGTTTATGAAGAAAGTCAAAAACGAAAAAATCATTGAAGATTATCGCAGAAAAGATTTCTTTGAGAAACCTTCAATTACAAACGCTAGAAAGCGCAAAAGAAGAAAGAAAGTCATGCAAAAACTAAATATGCAAAGACTTGCTTTAGATAACAGAACGGAGAAAAAGTAAAATGCCCGGAAAAGTATTTCAAAATGATACAGGCATGTTGATGCACCAACCCGGTTTATCCAGCGTTGGCTCTTACCAAATGAGTGCAATTCCGTTTGCAACTTCTAGCTTGACTGTACCAGTAAATTCAGCTGCTCCATTGAAAATTCAATTTCCTTATGTGACAAAATTTGTGACCGTGGTAAATGAAAATACTGGAACCAACGTCAATATGAGAGTGGGGTTCAGTGTGCTTGGTATTTCAGGATCAGGCACTAATTTCTTCTTATTAGACAATGGCGAATCATATACTGGAGAATGGAGAGTTGAAGACATATTTTTAATCTCTAATTCAACATCACAAACATCAGCATCTGTTATTGCCGGTTTGACTCCAATCCCAAGAGGTATTCCCTCTTTTGTTTCCACTGGTAATAACTGGTCTGGTTCTGCTGGAGTGGGATAATGTATGAGAAGTGGATTTGGTGGATTTAATAAATTATCTCCTTCTGTTGGTAAATCAATAGCAATTGATTCTTACGGTAATCTTGAAACCGCATTACAATCAATTCTTGGCAATACAAATATACAAGTATTCACAACTGCTGTTCCAAGTTCAATAACTACAATAATAAGCGGCTCGACAACCGTTGTTAGTCGTTGGGATTCAATAACCAATCCAACGGCAAATTGTCATCTAACTCAATCTACTTTGGCAAGTATGCCAACCTTTGATTCAAGTAAGCAATTAGGAAAGTATAATGGAGTTAGATCTGTCGTAGATGATTCTTTAGCTCAATCAGCCACAACGGTGAATTCGGCGACACACACTTATATAATTTATGGTGTACATACATCTTATGCTGTATCAGGCGAAGATTATATATCATCTTATTGGATTGAGCCAGCAGCCCCATCACAAGTTATTTATGGTACGCCAAAAATTAGCAGTTATAATGCTGCTGCTGGTAATGCGAATATCGCACTCGCAACAAAAACTGTCGCATTAAATTTAGGCTATAGAGCATATTCAGGTTTTGCTGGCAGCGCAGCAACAACCATTTTACCTAAAACTAATTATTATAGAGTATTTGAATCAAGAATATTACCAAACAGAACTGGATCTATGGGAATATATGATTCTAATATGAATACCATAAATATAACAAATATGGGAATTGTTTTTCCAGCTGGCAGTGCAACTCTTTTAACTTCAAATAAATCATATGTTACTTTTTCACCTTCTTCTTATTCGGCTTCATTGGCTGTAAATCTCTTTACTAATGCTGATTGGGATTCTTCCTTTGCTGGCGACACCTTCAGAGCAACAAGAATTGGATTTTTACGAAGCTGTGTAGATGCTTCATTGTTTACAGCTATTTTTATTCCAGCAGTTATTACAGCAGATCAATCGGCAACAATAAAAACTTATTTAGATAAAGTATATGGTGCATAATGGAAATAACTTATTTTATAAGAGACAATAATAATGAATATTCAGAACTTTGTTCTAAAGCTACTATAAAATTACAAAAAAACAATCAGATATATTATGGCGGCGTACAGTGGGGAAGTATACAACCATCAAATTGTGTCATTTATATATCAACTTTATTGGATAGTTTATCTTTTGATGATTGGATTGAAACAAACGGTTACAAAAGAGTTATAGAAGAACCAATGTAATTTACAAAAACAACATACTATTTATTATGTTATTTTATACGTGGAGATTAGTACATGAGTTCATTGATCGAACAAGCTATTCTAGATGCCAAAGAATTAAAAGAGGCTGCCATTAAAAATGCGGAGCAACTTATCATTGAGAAATATGCCAATGAAATAAAAAGCAATTTAGAGCAGCTTCTTGAGCAAGATTTAGGCGCAATGCCAGCGATGCCCGCTGCACCAGCAATGCCGGGAACTGTTGCGCCATCTCCACCACCAGTTGATCCAGCCAAAGCAAAAGCAGACAAAGACAAAGTTCCAAATCAGTTGGAATATGCTGCTTTTGATGGTATGACAATTGGTAAAACAAAATATGCAGATCTAAATGAAGAAGTTGAAATTGATCTAACTTCTCTAACAGAATATGAATTGAATCCAGAAAAAGGTCCAACCAAAAGAAATCTTCAAGAATCTTTTGACATATCAGAAGAAGCACTACAAGAAATGCTTTCTGATTTAGACGCAGGTGGTGCAGATTATATGCACGAAGAAGAAGAACTAGAAGAAGAAATGACTGGTATGGAAGATACAACCATGCCTCTTTACGAAGAAGAGGAAGAAGTCTCAACAGATGATGACATGGATTTAATGTCGGCTGACGATTCTATGGATGATTTAGGCACCGATGAAGGTGCAGAGAGTGATAGTTTATTGGCTTCTTTGTCCTCTGAAGAACCAGAAGAAGAAGAAATGGAAGACATTTCTGCTGAATTATCTGAAGCCTTAAAGATTGATTATAACGAAAATTATAAAGCTGGTCGTGATTATCCATTTGGAGCAAATACAACCGAAGATACACACACTCTTATGCTTTCTAATCTCTATGATGAAGTTCAAGAGAAAGAAAAAGAAAATAAAGAACTAAAAGAACAAAATGAATTATTGAAGAAGAAACTTGCAGAAGCCGGTAAACTTATTGCTGAAGCTCACAAACAGCACTCTTCAATCAAAGAATCCTTTCACTCGATGAAAGGTAAATTGGCAGAAGTTCAGCTTATGAACGCTAAACTTCTATATTCTAATAAGGTATTGACAGATGCCTCCTTGAATGAGCGACAGAAAAATAAGATTGTCGAGTCATTGTCAACTGCCGATTCATTAGAAAAAGTAAAAATCGTTTATGAAACCCTTCAGAGCGCAGTGGAGGACAACACCTCTTGGGCACCTAAATCACTGAGCGAAGCTGTATCAAAACGTTCTTCTTCTTTATTGATCAAAGCCAATAGAAAAGAAGATAGGGATGCAAATCCTGTAAGTGAAACACTTTCTAGAATGAAAATTCTAGCAGGTATTAATAAATAACCATTATTTTAAGGAGTAAATCAAAATGGCTACTATTGTTGAAAGTTTAACAAGAGATATAGTCGATCGCGATCTCCGTAAAGAAGGTGCCAATCTCATCAAGAAATGGGAAAAGACTGGTCTTCTTGAAGGTTTGAGCGACGACAGAGTAAAAAATACAATGTCGGTTCTATTAGAGAACCAAGCAAAAGAACTACTACGTGAAGCTTCTTCAATGTCCGCTGGTGACGTTGAAGGTTTCGCCGCTGTAGCATTTCCAATTGTACGTCGTGTATTCGGCGGTCTAATTGCAAATGAATTAGTTTCCGTACAACCAATGTCATTACCATCAGGTCTAATCTTCTTCCTAGATTTTACCTTCTCGGCTGACACTGGCGCTAGAACTCAATCAGGGTTTACTGCTGTAACTGCTTCTTCAGTATACGGTGGTGGCGTTGTTGGTCAACAAATCACTGGTGGTGTAAGTCTAACTGGTGCCAATGCCGAAACGAGCTTCTATGCTCTAAATAACGGCTACTCAAGCGCCACTGGCTCTGCGGCAACAACTGTTGCTGCTGCAACCCCAGATGACCTTTTTGGTAGTGGTGATACAACATCACTACAAAATAGAACACTTGCTGTTATTACAGCAAGCGATGTTTTATATTCTGCCATTCTAGGTTATGATGCCGATGAAGCTGCTCTAAATTCCGGAACAATCTATTCTGTTGTAAGCATTCCATTATCAAACCTAACTGGTTCTGGTGGTAATCCTTTTGACACCAACAACTTGATCGCACTCAATGTTGCCTCTTCTTCTAATGGTTTGATTACAAACCAAGCTGCTGGCACAACTCACAGCGTTGTAAGAAGATTGACAAGACTCAGTGCAGACAAGACCAAGGTTATTCTAACTGTAAAAAGCGCTGGTACCACACCAGCCAATCCAGTAAATACTTCTGGTACTCCTGCATGTACTTTTGCAGTCAAAGATAAGTTCACCGCTGATACAACTAGATTCTCAATTTCTGAGCTTCTAGCTGCTGAAGGCGCTGGTTCTGGCTCTGTTGGTCCCGGCTTAGGTCAATCCTCTGGTGCAAATGCAACAATCCCCGAGATCGACATTAAGGTGGATTCAATTGCTGTAACTGCTCAAACCAAGAAACTAAAAGCAAAATGGACTCCTGAGCTAGCTCAAGATCTAAATGCTTATCACAACTTGGATGCAGAAGTAGAATTGACTGGTATTCTCTCAGAGCAAATTGCTCTAGAAATCGACCAAGAGATTCTAAACGATCTAGTTAAGGGTGCCACCGCTGGTACACTTTACTGGTCACGTCGCCCCGGTAAGTTCGTAAACCGTGAAACTGGCGCATCAATTGCTTCAGCAGTTGCTCCTCCAGACTTCACTGGTAACGTGTCCGAATGGTACGAAACACTTGTAGAAACTCTAAACGACGTTTCTGCTCGTATTCACCGTAAGACACTACGCGGTGGTGCAAACTTCATGGTTTGCTCACCAGAAGTTGCTAACATCCTAGAGTTCACCTCTGGTTTCCGCGCTTCTGTATCTGCTGAAGAACTCAAAGGTAATTCAGTGGGTGCCGTAAAGGTTGGCTCAATGAGCAAGAAGTGGGACGTATATGTTGATCCATATTTCCCACGTAACGTAGTACTAATCGGTCGTAGAGGCAAGGCGTTCTTAGAGAGCGGCTATGTCTACGCTCCTTATGTACCACTACAAGTTACCCCCACCATCTTTGGTGTCGAGGACTTCGTACCACGTAAAGGCGTAATGACTCGTTATGCCAAGAAGATGGTGCGCCCCGATATGTACGGTTTAGTAATCTGCGAAGATCTATTAGGCTAGTCTACAGGGTAAATGAGTAATGGGTGAGGCACCGAGGGAAACTTCGGTGCCTTATCTATTTTTATAATAAAGAAACTATTTACCTTGAGGGTCTATAAATGTCAGCATTTCCTTTATTAACTCCAGTAAGCAATACAAACATATCTGCTTTATCTTCCTCTGCAACTCCAGCAAATGCAGCATCTTTTACATATCCAATGGGAGTCTATACGACTAATGCTGCTTTCTTGAGTGGTGCTGCTGCTCAAGTTGCATTTGTATATCAAAGACTCGGTGGTGACATATTAGATATAGAATTGAAGAATGAAATGGTTTATTCTTCTTATGAAGAAGCAACTCTTGAGTATTCTTATCTTGTAAACCTTCACCAAGCAAAGAATTCATTACCCAGCCTATTGGGCAACACAACTGCCTCTTTCAATCAATTGGGCGAAGTTACAACTGCTGGTTTGACGAATACACACGTTGAACTAAAATACCCCAATTTCCAAATACAAATGGCTCGCAAAATTGCGAGAGGCTTAGAAACAAGTATTGGCATAGGCGGAACAACAACAATTTATACAGCCTCTTTTAACATTACCAATGGTCAACAACAATATGATTTACAAAGTGTAATGTCGGCTTCTTATCCAAGCGTTGTTGGTAATAAAAGAGCAATTGTTACAAAAGTATATTACAAGACGGCAGTCAACATCTGGAGATTCTTTGGTTATTATGGTGCCCTCAATGTTATTGGCAACTTATCAAATTACGGCATGTTTTCAGATAACACAACATTTGAGGTTGTTCCAACTTGGCAAAATAAACTTCAAGCCATAATGTATGAGGATTCAATCAATACCAGAATCTCCCATTATTCTTATGATATAAGAAACAATATGATTCGTTTATATCCAACACCAGATACATTTAGCCCCGGAAAATTCTACTTTGAGTTTTATGTTCCACCAGAAGGCTGGGATGAAGACGAAACAAGAGTTGATGGTGTATCTGGTATAAACAATATGAATACTTTGCCATTTGCAAATATACCATATGAAAGTATCAACTCGATTGGTAAGCATTGGATTCGTCGTTATTCATTGGCAATTTGTAAAGAAATGCTTGGTCAAGTTCGTGGTAAATTCCAAGGAGTTATTCCAATTCCCGGTGACAAGATCACAATGAATGCTTCAGATTTATTAGGTCAAGCCAAAGAAGAAAAGCAAGCTTTGCGTGATGAACTTATGAAGATTCTTGATGAATTGACTTACGCAAAGATTGGTGAAACAACAGCCAAGATGATTGAGGATACAAACAAAACTCTCAATGGTGTTCCATTGGGCATATTTGTAGGATAAAATAGATGGCAAACAACAAATGGACAAGACCAGATGTTCGACCACCGAGGCTTTTTGCGGGGCAAAAAGAGAAAGATCTTGTCAAACAAGTCAACGACGAAGTTCTTGAAAGAGTTGTTGGACAGCCAATTCTTTATTATCCGCTGGATCTAACAACTTCTAATTATCATCCTTTGTATGGTGAGGCAATTGTAAAAAACTTTTTACCACCAATTAGGGTTTATGCTCTAGTTGATTATGAAAACTATATCACTGAAATGACAGATTTTGGTCCAGATAAAAAGGTATCAATAACTGTGCGCTTCCAATATAGAAGACTCACTGAAGATCAAGACCTATTTGTTAGAGAAGGTGATATGGTTCTATACGACGGCTATTTCTTTGAGATTGTTTCATTAGATCAAAAAACAGTTCTTTATGGTGATTCTTATCCTCCATTTGATACCATTGCTAAATGCGTTCTAGCAAGAAAGGGAACTTTCAATGCAAGCTAATATACTTACACCCTCAACGCTTGAAACAGTTGATATGGCTTTTTATAACTTTATCAACGATAAAATAAATGTATTTGCGACAACAAATGAAGGCTTCAAAAAAGTTCCAATTATTTGGATAACAGCCGAGAGAGCTTTTCATATAAAAAATGAAAAAGAGATTAGAGAGATTGATTCACAGACTTTGGTTTATCCACTTATATCCATAGAAAGAATCTCAACAACAAAAACAAAACCAAACGACAGACCTTTACCGGGAAATAAATTTCCATATCCCGATTATAAAAAAGGCGTTGTCACAATTGCCAGACAGATAAATGCTGAAAAATCAAGAAACTTTACTAATGCTTTATCAAAACAAATAAATGGTCAGCAAAATTCTAAAAATGTCCCACCAAGAACTGTGTATCAATATATCTCAATTCCATTACCAGTTTATGCAACAATGAATTATGAGGTCAAAATTCGCTCACAATACCAGCAACAAATGAACGAAATGATGTTGCCGTTCATAAACTACTCATCTGGTTGGAATTATTTTATGATTGATTATGAGGGTTTCAAGTATGAAACGTTTTATGATTCGGAGAGTGAATTCAAGTCAAATTCTTCTAATCAAGCAAACGATGAAAAGAAATATGATGCCAAGTTCAAGTTCAAGGTTATGGGGTATACAACAACTATAGGTGAGAATCAGCAGACTCCAACAAATGTGTATAGAGAAAATGCTGTTGTTGTTAGATTCCCAAGAGAAAGAGTTGTTCTAAACGAAACAAATGAATTTGTCAGCAATCCTCAAAACAAATCTTTTCGCCCCTAGTATTTAGCCTAATAATAAACTATTTATAAAAGCAAATAAGCTTCTATAAAAGGGAGATCTTCTAATATGGCAGTGTCAGCAAAAAATTATCGTTTCGTATCCCCCGGCATCGTGACTCAAGAAATTGATCGTTCGCGTATTCCAAACGCCCCCGCTCCAATCGGACCAGTTGTGATTGGTCGTGCAGAGAGAGGTCCAGCTTTTACACCAGTAACAGTTACTTCTTTTGATGAATTTACAAGCACATTTGGTAATCCAGTTCCCGGTGGTGTTGGTGGCGATGTTTGGAGAGATGGAAATAAAACCTCTCCAATGTATGGTACATATGCTGCACAAGCTTGGTTGAAAAATGGTCAAGCATTGACTTATGTTAGAGTACTCGGTGATCAGTCTGATTCGGCTACAACGAACGGTAAAGCAGGTTGGAGCTTTGATGCGCCAACAACTACTAATTTCAAGGGTGCTTATGGTTTATTCGTTGCCCCTTCTGGTGCTGCCCCCGTAACTGGTGCTTTGGCAGCGGTTTGGTATTGTGGTACTGGCAATGGCTCTACCGACAGAGTTCCTGTTTTAGTGGGGACAACCCCCGGTTTGGCAGCCAATGTAGCTGGCACTTGTGGTTTTGTATCTACAACCGATGGAACATTTACTGCTTACTTGTCTGGTTCTAGTGGCGCTGCTTTAGGACCATATAAATTCAGTTTAGATAAAACAAAGCCAAATTATATTAGAAAAGTATTCAACACCGATCCAACTCTTGTTGGTAAGTCTACTGCGTTTGGTGGAACTTCATACTTCTTAGGTGAAACCTTTGAGGACGTATATACTAACAATACAAATACAGCTGGTTGGTCTTCAACTACAAATTACTATGCTGTAATTTTACCATTGACTGATGGTACTACAAATTTTGCAAATCGTAAGTTTGCATATCAGCCAGCAAAATCTGGTTGGATTATTAGCCAAGATACCAGCGCCGATACCAGCTCATTTACAATAACTGGTGCAAATGGCACAGTAACAGGCTCTTTCTTCAATAGCGGAAGAGTAAAGAAGCTATTTAGATTTGCTGCTCTAAACTCTGGCGAGTGGATACAAAACAATCTAAAAATTGCCATTACAAACATTACTGCTCCAACCAACATCAATGTAAATCCTTATGCTACATTTGATGTAGAATTGAGACTATTATTCGATCAAGATACAAATAAGAAAGTAGTTGAATCATTTAGTGGTTGTACTCTAAACGCTAATTCTGATTCATTTATTGCCAAAGTAATAGGTGATAAGTATGTAGACTATGATGAAACAAACGGCAGATTAGTTGAATATGGAAGCAATGAAAACAAATCAAGATATGTTCGCGTTGAAATGAATGACGAATTTATCAATGGTACATCCGATTATGTTCCATTTGGTACAACTTTCCCCGTTGTTTACAAAAGCGCAACTATATCTGCGGCGAATGTCGGTGGCGCAGGCACACTAGCTGGAAATAAATACTTTGGTGACAAAACATATGCAGCAGCTTCTGCTTCCGCAACTGTTGCAATAACTGGTGCCATTTCTTCACAATGGGACTATCCAATTCCTTTATATAGAACTACAACCTCTGGTTTGAGTTCTCTAAAGTTTGCCTATTTCGGCGCTCAACCAGTTTCTGATTCTGGCGTTGTTGCAGGTTCTGTGATTGATGTTCTAAGAATGAATGCGGCGTTAGCGGGTGCGGCTTCTTATGACCCCGATGATACTAATACTGCTTATTCTGCAATTATCACTTTAGATAATGTCAAATATAGCACAACCTTGGGGTCTAATAGCAACCCATATTCTGATTTATCTTACGCTAACAATGCAAGATCGAGTGGCGTTTCTTTGACCGCAACTGGCTCTTTACCAAGCACGTTCCCACAAGCAGCAACTGTTTCTGGAACATACAAAGCCCCGTTGGCTCTTGGTATAAATAAATTCTGTTCATATTTCTATAATGGTTCTGATGGTTTTGACATAATAGAGTCAAATCCTCTAAGAAATGGTTTGATTGCAACAAATGCAACTGCTCAAAATGATTACAGATTTTTCTCATATCAAAGAGCAATTGACACTGTAAAGAACCCTGAAATTGCACAATACAACGCAATTACTGTTCCCGGCTTAACAATTCAATCATTGCACAACCGTCTAATCAATAATACAGAAACAAGAGCAGATGCCTTGGCAATCGTTGATGTTCCTAAAGGTTACAATCCAGAAGCCGAATGGCAATGGTTTACCCAAACAAACACAACCGATGTACCAACCAAGGGCACTGCGTATATGGGCAATGTAAACGATGCTGTATCCTTATGGACAACTCGCGCTTATAATAGCAATTATGCCTGCGCCTACTATCCATGGGTACAAATTAGAGATGCTGTAAATGGCACAAATGTATGGGTTCCACCTTCAGTTGTTGCTTTCGGCGCAATGGCTTACACAGACGCAGTTCAAGCTCCTTGGTTTGCTCCTGCTGGTTTCAACCGTGGTGGCTTGTCAAGTGGCGTTGCTGGTTTGCCAGTAATCAATACTGCTCTCAAGCTATTCCAAACTGATAGAGATACTCTTTATAACATCAACATCAATCCAATTGCTTCGTTCCCCAATGAAGGCGTTGTGATCTTTGGTCAAAAGACTCTACAGGTTGAGAGAAGTGCTCTCGATAGAATCAATGTCCGCAGACTATTGATTTACGTCAAGAGCGGTATTTCTCAAATTGCTTCAAGAATTCTATTTGAGCAAAACATCCAAGACACTTGGAATAGATTTATTGGTCAAGCAGAACCCTTCTTGGCTGATGTGAAATCAAGATTCGGCTTGGTTGATTACAAGTTCCTATTGGATCAAACAACAACCACACCAGATTTGATTGACCAAAATACTCTATATGCTAAAGTATACTTGAAGCCAGCCAGAGCAATTGAATTTATTGCACTTGACTTCATCATCACAAATACTGGCGCTTCTTTTGAGGACTAAATAAATTTGTCAGGGAACTATATATTTTATAAAGTAAGGAGAAAGTAAAAACATGGCAAGCCCCCTAACACCTTGGACTCCCGGCTTTGAGCCAAAAAGAGAACATAAGTTTATATTGGAACTACAAAACATCAGCGCATATTTTATTACTGATGTTACTATTCCAAAAGCAACTATCACAGATACAGCGAAGCATAATTTTCTTTCTCATACTTTCAAGTTCCCCGGCAAATTATCTTGGGGTGATTCAACATTTACTCTTGTAGATCCAATCGATCTCAATGCAGTGGATTTATTTATGAGACACCTAAAAGCTTCTGGCTACGTATTTCCAAGCAGCTTTGAGATAAACGACCCAACAAATTCAACTTATTACCTAAAAACAATAAAGAAGAGTTTTGTTAGCGCAAATAATCAGATTCAAGGTATGACAATAAAATCCATAGACTCTGATGGCAATCCAATCGAAGCTTGGACTCTAAAAAATGCTTTCATAAAAGATTTAGATTTTGGTAATTACAAGTATGACACAGAAGGTCTAAAGAACGTGAAAACAATTGTTTCATGTGATTGGGTTGATTACGAGAGCTTCCGTTCTATTGATGGTGTCCTCATAAATACCAAAACTATAGGTGGGTAATAGATGGCTGAAATAAAGCCCGAAAAAGTTGTTTCCAGCTTATTTGGTGCTTATCTTGATGCTCCATTAGTTCCAGAATATGCTTTCAAGAGCGCTCAACAATCTCACAGATTTATACTTGAAGTTCAAGGTCTAAATGTTGCATTTGTTAAAGAGGTAAAGCGCCCATCTTTTTCAATAGAGTATCAAGAATTTGATCATTTAGGATATATAACCAAATTTCCTAAAAAAATAAAATGGGATAACATTTCATTTACAGTTATTGAAACCTATGATTATAGAGCCTTGGGTACTGTTTTGGGCAATATGATACATAAAGCACAAACAACGGCATATAGATACCCAACAAACATCATATCATCTCAATTTTTTAACTTATCAAAGAAAAATCTGATAAACGATTTTGGTAATATAAATATAAAAACTATTGATCCAGATGGCAATGTTGTCGATACGTGGCGCATATACAATCCAATGGTATCAAAAATTACACCATCACAGTTGAGTTATGCTTCTGATGACTTAACAAATACACAAGTTGAGCTAACATATGATTGGGCAGAATACTATCTATCTAGCGACATTAGACCCGGTAAATTAGCTCAAGTAGGCATAGATAGAATTTTTTAATAAGAGGTTATAATGAGTAGCAGAAATAACGGGAGCAGATTTTCTGCCCCTTTGATGCCAGAAGATTTGAGAAGTCAAATGATGGCAGCCAGTGTTCATCAGCAAAATCAAGCATCATATCAAACACCAACAGAAGTTGTTGAATTACCATCAAAAGGATTGTTTTATCCAGAAGGGCATCCTTTACATAATGCAGAAACAGTTGAAATAAAGTTTATGACAACCAAAGAGGAAGACATTTTGACTTCACCAACATTGGTGGAAAAAGGTATTGTCTTTGATAAACTTATTGAGAGTATTTTGGTTGATAAAAGAATTGATGTTTCCAGCCTAATAACTGGTGACAGAAATGCGATTTTATCAAGAGCAAGAATTTCAGCATATGGTCCCGAGTATTCATTTGCAGCATCGTGCCCTTCCTGCTCTACAATACAAAAAGTTGATCATTTATTTACAGAGCTAAAGAATAAAGAAATTTCCTACGATGAACTTGAAATAGAAAATGGTCTTTTCAAGCTTACTCTTCCAAAAAGCGGTGCAGTTGTGCATATGAAACTTTTGACAGGTAGAGATGAAAAAGAGATTGCCGAAGAACAAAAAAGAAGAATAAAAGCAAACCTTCCAGAAGAGCAGCTTGTTTTGACTTATAGAAAAATGATTGTGAAAGTAAATGGTAATGATGATATATTTGCAATTGCTAATTTCGTCACTTCAATGCCAATTTTGGACTCAAGATATATACGTAAGACTTATGCAGAAATAAAACCAGATCTAGATTTGACATATCGCTTTCAGTGCCAAAAATGTGGTCATGTCGATGATGGAGGTGTTGTCTCTATTACTGGAGACTTTTTTTGGCCTCAACTCTGATTATATTCATAGTGTTTATGACAAGATTTTTTATATGATTCAATTGGGTAATTGGCGCTTTTTTGAGGTTCACGCTATTCCTGTTACCTTGAGAAACTGGTTTTTTGATAAATTGCTTGAATATATGCAGAAGCAAAATACAACAAATAATTAGTTTCTCTACTATTTAGGTATTGAAGGGATAAAAAATGGCTGAAATTAGTGCGGAAGAAAAAGTACTTTCATCAAGTAAAGCTCTTTTTGATTTAGCCAAAGGCACCAAAGACGCTTTTTCTGATATTGTAACCAAAATTGATGATTCAACAACTGCAGCAAATGGTCTAAGAATACAATTTCAGCAAGCGTTTGGCATATTTGATGCCCAACAGGGCAGAGATTTGGTAAAAAGATTTGCCGATATAAGCAGTGAACTAATGTCACAAGGTATATCCGCAGAAAAATTAGGAGAAGCTTATAAAGTAGTAGGCACTGGAATCAATAATTTTATTATTAATAGAAGCAGTGAAGCTGTTGAGTCTTTTTCTAAATTAGCTGCCATAAACAGTAAATTTGGCGTGGATATGCAAAGCACAGTTGGTGTAATTAATTATTTATCAACTGGGTTTAACAAAAGCACCGAAGATATAACTAAATTCTCAAATAAACTGATGCAGTTTTCTAGAGAAACTGGTCAAGAATTTCGAAAAGTTTTTCAAGACTTTAATGAATCTATTAGAAGTTTCTATACAATTTTAGATCCAGACAAAGCAGCGACTCAATTTATGTCTTTTCAACAAATGGCAAAAGGCTTTGGAAGCACTATTGATAAGTTGATGGATACCGCTGCAAAATTCGACAACATTGAAGAAGGTGTGGAATTTGGCGCAAAACTAAACAATGTTTTATCAGCCGTTGGCGGTTCATTTGATGCAATGTATGCATCAACAGCAAACTATGATGATAGAATAAAACTTATTATTCAAAGTATCGCCAATTCTAGAGATCAAATAACTGCAATGTCCGAAGTTTCTCAAAGAGCGTATGTCAGGCAGCTAGAGCAGACAACTGGTCTTGGTGGGCAAACAATTCAAGCGATCCTGAGAAACGATAAATTGGTTGAAAGTATGGATCAACTTACCAGCAAACAGTTTGACCAAATAAAAGAAGCACCGGTTGATCAAATGGCTGATAATTTTACAACGTTTCAAGATCGTGCAAACTTATTTATGAATCAGTATTTGAAAGTTGGTGCGCGCCTAGAAGGCTTCTTTGACCAATCAAGTAAAAATGTTAGAGATACACAAAAGAAAATACTAGATACAACAACAGCAATGGTTACCTCCGCAAGAACCGCACAAGAATTACTATTAAATTTAAAATCCGCTTTCTCTAAAGATAAATTAGAAGATCTTTATAATAAAGCAGTATCAGAAGTTGAAAAAAATGCAGAAAGTTTAAGAAAATCTATTAAAAGCTCTCTAGGCGAAGGTTCTTCGGGGGGCGTAGAATATAAAGTAAAACAACCCGGCAAACCAGAATCGCCCGCTGGGGGCGGAAAGATTCCAGTATATAATCCAAATACAATGAGAGAAGATGTAAAGCAAGGAGCCACTGATGGTATTGCTGCGGGCACAAAACAAGCACTAATAGATATATCAAAAGCAGCTATTGCCAAACATGAAATTGTTGTTCATGTCAAGCCAACAGATGTAATGATAGCACTAATACAAGGCGGAACAGCCTCTAGAGCATTAGGTGCCGCCATAGGTCAAACGCCATAGGTAAATAACGAAGGAAATAAATAAATGTCTGTTCTTTCAGATCCAAAACTTCAATATGCTCTGCCAATGGAAAACGAGATTCGTCTCACTTATCCATTTGCAAATCTATATTTTACATTTCCAACAAAGCCATATGATGGCAATGAAATTTACTTTGCATCTTATCTAAAAAAAATAACCGATACAGTATCTCCCGAATACACTCCAACGCATGTATTTGGTCGTTCAGATCCTGTTGCAACTTATAAAAAGACAAGCAGAAAAATTTCTGTAGAGTTTGACATTCCAGCATATACAGAATTCGATGCTAACGAAATAATGAAAAAGCTAAACATTCTGATCAAAAATTTGTATCCCGGTTATTTAGAAAACCGAGGGCAATCAATAATAAATTCCCCTCCTTTGGTTAGACTAAAATATGCAAATATAATAAACAATCCTTTCAATGGCGATTCTGGGCTTCTTGGCTATCCAGATAATGTTGCTATTTCTCATGCGTTCGATACTGCTGGTGTATTTGTATTTGCAAATGAAAATACAAAAGACGGTTTCTTGTTTGCAAAATCATATTCTCTTACTTTTGGTTTTACAGTGCTGCATGAAGAAGTTGTTGGGTGGGATGATAAAAATCAGAAATTCAAGACTGATAATTATCCTTATAAAACAGTTCAGCAAGAACTAATACCAGCATCTGCTAAAATTGGTACAGCAATCTCTAATTTGAGAGGCTCTTTAGTACAAAGTCCAGCGGCTGCAAAAGGTCTTACATTGGTTTTAGGGGCGGGCTAACACATGGCTGATTCAAGATATAGAAAAGTATTTCCTGTTTATAACGTTGATGAAGGCTATCAAAAGCTTTATACATATTCTAGGTTTAGCCCAAAAGGTATCAAACAGTTACCAACGTTGAACCTAAAATACCCATCACAAAAACAAATTTTATCTTACACAATTCAATCAGAAATTTGGTCTGTTGGTCAAAGACTATACAAGCTAGCTGATAAGTATTATGGTGATCCGCAATACTGGTGGGTTATTTCATTTTTCAACAAAAAGCCAACAGAACAACATTTTGCTCTTGGCGATGCTGTGCAAATACCTCTTCCTTTGAGTCAAGTTTTGAGTGATTTAGGATTATAAAATGTCAACTTTCAAGTTAGATCCTTTCTTTCCAGACAAAAATCTAAATCCACAAGGTTGGGTTACTGATTTTATTACAAGTCGCCTCCAAAGAGTTGGTCAGCAAAGAAGTGACTTGGCAAGCTTGTTATATGACGAAGTATTGTCGGAAGATGCTAAAAAGCTTGTAAAAAATGATGCACTTGTAAAAGATATAGAAACTGCAAGAAAAAAGAATCCGAAAGATAAAACAATATATCTGAATCCTTTGTATTATGATGCTGTTGAGAGAAACACAGCAATTTCATCACAGGTTGTAGAAGATGAAAGAGCTTTGAGAGATTATTTCAATTACATGATCAATATAAAGCCAAATGAACTTTCTTCTTTTGTTCCATACGTAAAGATGAAATTTGGTTACAAAGAACCGAATGAAAAGAAATATGAGGAAGTAGAAATCCCTTTTGTGCAAAATCTAAAAACAGAAGTTAGTTCAATACTGGCTGATAAATTCTCCAGAGGTCAAGGTGCAGGTATAACTGGAATAACAGCAGACAGGTCTTTTCCCGGTCTTGGTTTGACACTAAATGTTAGTGTAAATGTGAAATACTTCTTTAGCAGTATCTCTATCATCACTAAAAAAATCTCAAGTGCATTTATTCCGGACGATCTAAACTTTACTTATACTAAATTATTTTCCTTTTTACCATCCAGAAAACAAAAATTGTTTCTAGAATATGGTTATCATGCGAATCCGCAAGATGAAAATTTGCGATTTGCGGGCAATAAAACAACATCAATTTCTACAATAAATGATATATTGAAAGCAGAAACCAAAAGAGTGCCACTCGCTTATAAAAGTCATAAGCTAAATATACAAGAGGACGGTACAATTACAGTTGATGTAACTTATCTAGCAGAATCTGAAGCTAAATACTTCCAAAAAAACGATGTTACATCTCCGAGTTTGGATTATATAAGTAAAATAAAAAATGAATCTTTGAGATCTGTTTTCAAGAATTATGCGGAATTGAATCAAAAGTATTATAAGATTCAAGATCAGCTAAAAGATTATACAGAGCAAGAAGTTGAGCTTCAGCAAATTGGAAGTAACAAGAAAAAACTTGATTCAATCCGTAAAAAGAAAGAGGCAAAACAGAAAGAAAGTGTGCAAATCTCTAAAAATTTAACGATTGTAAAAGAAAAAATTGCGCCATTTGTCAAAGATTTATTTATAGACGCTCTAATAAAAAGAAATCAAGTATTTTCTGTTTCTTTTACTTCTGAAAGAAAACAAGATGAATTCAACATCACAAGTTATTTGAGCTTGATAAAATTCAATAAAGACACTAACAAGCAAGAATTTGTTGATGTTGCTCCACCTTTTGTGACAAAAAAGAATCTAAGCGATTATAAAAAGTTTGATATAGGCGTTCTTGAAGATAATACCGTTGGTCTAACAAAAGAAAATTTATTTCAACAAATCTTAGTCAATCTCTTTGATGGAGTAGAAAGAGCAAAAGGCTCCAACAGATTTGGTTATATTACATTCTTTCCACTAAAAGCATTATTATCAATAATGTATGAATTTTTACCAGATGAAAAAGATCCATCAATAAAGCAATCAATTCCATATATTTGTATTGGAAATGCAGTTGCTAGAAGCCTTGGAAAAGAATACTCAATAAACATTGGCGACATACTTGTTGAGATGGAAACTTTTAGAACTTGGCTTCATCGCAATTATGTACAGAAGAATAGAACTGAATACTCTTTCTCCTCATTTATGATTGATGTTGTTGAAGATTTAGTACCGGAAATTTTATATAGAAGGAATACTGGCTTTTACAGACAAAATGCTTTAGGTACAATAAGACACCTAAATTATTTCAAGAAGCCAAACATTAGCCAAGAAACATTTGATAAGGTTTATAAAAATAATGTTGATTTTACAACACTAAAGAGTATCTTCTCATCAGAAAAAGAAAAAGATGCAGAAGCGATGATTTATTATACACAAATGCTAAATCCTCTAAATGACTATACTTCTCCTTATCATAAAAAATATATTGCCAAAAGAGTTCTTCAACAGGATTCATATGATCTAGCCCAAGATAGTGCATTAGGCATCCCTCATGTAAGTATTGGTACTTCTAGAGGTCTAATAAAGAAAATAAATTTTAGTGCAATTGAACAGCCGTATTTAGCCACTTCTCTTATCACGCAAGCTATGGTTGACGGGAACACTAGGCTTCCAAGATATGCCTATAACATAAGTGTTGACATGTTTGGAAATAACCTTTTCAACCAAGCTGGATTCCTAGCTGTCCCTCCTTTTGGTGTGGAGGGGGATACAGATGTTATATTAGGATTGACTGGTTATTATGTTGTTACAAAAGTTTCTGATTCGTTGTCTATTGACGGCGGATACAGCACAAGCATAAATGCAATATGGCATGAAGATCCTTTGAGAAACAAACTAAAGGGTGAAGTGGCAACAACCAAAGATGCCAAACAATTTCCAGATCTGTTAGAATATATACAGTTTTCTGTTGATAATTATATAAAAGATTTGCTGGAACTAGATCCAAATACTCTAAAAGCTCTAGGTATAACAGCCAATCCAGTCAAACAAGATAAGAAAACTGATGCAGAGAAGAAGCAAGATTCCAAAAAGCAGCCAAAGAGAGATAGAAAAGAAAACGTGGGAGCTAAATAATGGCAGTATCTAATGCGACAAATCTATCAAATGCAAAAGATATGTATGAGGGTAGATCTGCCTATAAAGAAGAGTTTCCTAAAACCGATATACAATTCGATTCAGGTTACACAAATAGACTTTTTGGCAGAGTGGATACGCTTGGAAACGTAATACAGGTCAATGAGTCTTTTCTTTCCTTCTTTGCAACAGCAATAGACAAAAGCAATGCTTCTTGCATACATTTTGTGGCTGATGCCTTTTTAGATTGTAGAAAACAATATAATATACAAGCTGCAAAAGGCAATATAAATACAGCATCCCCTTTCTTTCAGGATACCTTTCCTGTTTATCAAGGCTGGAAAAAACAGGAGTCCTTATTCGGCACAAACAACAACAACGTTTATACGTCTTTTACAAATTATATTTTTAATAATTCCTATAAAGTTTCTAAATTTGAGAATTACACGGAGTTATTGTTGAAATTTCTGAAAGAAGCGGATTTGCCATTGACAAGAGTTGGGTTTTATGAAAGTCCTTTCAATCCACCATATACAAGCGGAATTGTTCTGGACGTTTTTGAGGGAGACGCAGGCGACGATTCGACAAGAGAGCAGTTTATTTCAGATCCAAATTATCCTTTAGTTTCTGAATTGCTTGCTGATAGAGGATTGAGATTTGATGCTCAAGTTCCTTGGAGAATTATTGCAAATATACAATCTGGTAATCTACAACCTTATATCCAAAAAAGGCTAAATAAATCTAATTTTGTTCTTCAAGACATATTTGATAGATTTTATTTCAAGTCTTTTGAGGGAGTTGAGTTTACATCATTTCAAGAGTTCAAGAACACAATAAAAGCCTTTTATAATGCTTATAAAGTTGTCTTTCCAAAATTCAATCAGTTTGTTTATCACCCTTCTCCAATACAGCAAACATTTGCAAAAGGAGCTTACGCCAACACTAACTCTTGCAGCGGCGTAAAGAACGTATTTGTTTACGCTGAAGATATAAAACTTGTCCCTGATTCTAAAGAAGATGATTTATTCTTCCTTGACTTGTATTATCAAACAAGATTATTGGAAACCAAAATAATTCTGAAAGATTCTGTTCAAGAATTTCATAGAGGTAATTATCGTGGATTTTATCTCAACGATAAAAATAGACAAAATGGTATAAAAAAGGCTGTGAGCTATATCAACTATAATTTGGGTACCCTAGCTTTCAGAAGTCCAAGCGTGGACGAAATAAACTTGACGAGAACTGGCAACGCTGTTATCATGTAGCTGCCATGTACTTCCAAACTATTGAACGTAACAAAAACTGCTTTGGTTTTTATGCGGATGGATCAATCAAAATCGATCTGCTGCCATCGCATCCATCAAAAACTTGGGATTACACACACCTATGCGATGACAGCACAGAACTTGCCAAGATCTATTGTGGTGGCAAGACACTTCTTGAGGTGTGTCCCGAGGAACTAAAGGACGAAGCCGTACAAAGTTTTGATAAACTGAAGGCTTTTATGCGTAGTATGGTTCACGCCAAGATAGATTTTGATGTGAATTGTTTTTATGATCTGCTTCCAGAAAAGTTCTTGTTAGAACACTTTGAGATACGTAATAAAATCACTAAATATGTGCTTGAAAATTACGAAAAGCCAAAGAACTATGAAACTCTACGTGACGCTTCAGAACTAATTTATAACATCGAACAACACAAGCTAAACATCGACCTAGAATCGGTCAAGAAAAAGCTGCCAAATCCAAAAGCGCAAAGATTTATAAAAAACAAGTATCCAAATCGTATCAAATATAATGTATTTGGTGCAGTTACGGGTCGTCTGACGCTAGGCAAAGACAGTTTTCCAATTCTGAATCTCGATAAAGAGCTTCGTGATTGTATCAAACCGAACAATCATCGTTTTGTTGAGCTAGATTATAATTCAGCAGAGCTTCGTGTTTTGCTTGCCATATGCAATAAAGAGCAGCCAACCATTGATTTACATGAGTGGAACTCAATAAACATCTTTGGTGGCAAGCTAGACCGCTCAAAAGCTAAACAGAAGATCTTTTCATGGCTTTATGACAAGAAAACTAACGAATTGGCTGAAAAAGTTTATGATAAACAGATAATTATAGATAAGTTCTATGATGGAAATAAAGTGAAAACTGTTTATAATCGAGAGATTGAGTGCGACCAAGAACATGCTGTAAATTATGTCATTCAGAGCACAGCAACGGATTTGGTCGTGGAACAAGCACACAAGATTCAGAAGATTTTGCAAGGCAAGAAGTCTTTTATCGCATTTTATCTATATGATTCTGTTGTATTGGACTTCCACAAGGAAGATATGCATCTGCTGAAACAAATTGCAAATACATTTTCTAATACTCGGTTTGGAAACTTTTTGACCAATGTTTCTGTTGGCAAGAACTTTGGCGAAATGGAGAAGAACAAATGATTTTTATGGGGCTTGGCGGTGGTGGTTGCTCGTTGGCAAAAAGATTTTATGAAGTTGCCGAGGAAGGCAATCAACTATTTCTTTTCGACACAAATGAAAAATATAAGCTTCCCAAAACCAAGTCAATGGAGGAAGCGGAACAAAAAACGCCAGACTTCAAGCTCAACATAAAAGATGAAGACATATTGTTTATTCTTTGTGGGGGTGGAAATACATCTGGTCATGCTTTGAGAATTCTTGAGCAGATAAAAGATAATAACATTGACATTATTTATGTGCGCCCAGATCTTTCTTTGGCAAATTCAGAAGAGAAGCTTCGTGAAAAAGTTGTTTTCAATATCTTTCAGGAAATGACTCGCTCTGGATTATTCAACAAGATGATTCTGGTTTCCAATGAGCATATTGCAAAGTCAAACGAAGATATAGCTCTTGACAATTATTACGATAAAATCAATGAAACGGTTGAATATGTTTATGGTCACATCAACTTCTTTCTTTCTAAGAAAGCAATTAGAAGCAACTTGACAAGCCCGAAAGAAGCATGTAGGCTTGTCACTATCGGCATGGTAGATTACGAATCTGGTGAAGAGCAGATGTTATTCCCGATGGAAAATATAAGAGAAAAACAGTTTCTTTTCGGCTTGTCGCCTGAATCTGTAAAAAATCGTAAATCGTTACAAAAAATTCAAGACCACTTGACAAAAATTGAAAAGCAGGGTATCATCTGTTCCCATAAGATTCTTTCACTAGAAATAAGTGACAATCTCGTTTTTACTATTAATTACACTAATTTTATACAAAACCAACTTATACTAAACAACGGAGAAAACTAAAATGGCTATTGATCTAAAAGCAATGCGTGCAAAACTATCACAACTAAACTCAAAAGGTGCAAATTCGGCTGGTCCGAAGTTCTGGAAGATTCCCGATGGTGAGAGCGTGATTCGCGTTCTACCAGCAAAAGATGGAGATCCCTTTAAGGAATTCCACTTCCACTACAATGTCGGTAAAGAGAACGGTTTCCTATGTCCAAAGAAGAATTTTGGCGAGAAATGCGCCGTATGTGATTTCGTATCGAAACTCTACAAAGAGGGTGACGATGAAAGCCGTGCAATGGCGAAAAACTTCTCAAGCCGTCAACGCTTTGTGACACCGATCATTGTGCGTGGCGAGGAAAAGGAAGGAACTAAGCTATGGTCTTATAGTAAGAAAGTCTATGAGAGCCTACTTCAGCTTGTTCTGAATCCAGACTATGGCGATATTGCTGACGAAAAAGAGGGTATTGATCTTGTCATAGCTTACGGTAAAGCTCCCGGCATGTTGTTTCCTGCCACCAGCGTAACACCTCGCCGTAAAAGCTCGCCGCTGACAACCGACCGAGAACTTCTCGATGAGCTTCTTGAGGCTAACGTAGATTTTGCTACGTTGTTTGAGCGTAAAACCTCAGAGCAAGTTGAGCAAATCCTCGACCGTCACCTTCTTGGTGATGACAAAGAGGAAGTTGTGAAAGGCGGAAAGACTGATGACGGTGAAGATGATATCGACCGTAAATTCAGTGAGATGCTTTCATAAAGCCTTCTAAAAATTGAGATAATTGGAAAGCCTACCCGAGGAAACTTTGGTGGGCTTTCTGCTTTTTGCGACTATTTATATTGTCGAGGACTGTCCAATATGAATATACGTGAAACAATTCTTCAAGAAATGGCGAGCTTATTAAAAGAGGATAAACAAAGAGTTTCTGTTCAAGAATTTATTAAAGATAAGGTCAGAGAGCAACTAGATGATGAAACTTTTAACTTACTACAAAAGTGGGACAAAATAGATAGCAAATCCCCGGAATTTGATAAAACTTATGAAGATATAAATAAAATCATTCAGGCGTGGAATAAATATTTTGAGAATAAAGTATTTTACGGAGAATATATTGGAAAAAAAACTGGACAAAAACTTGGCGTAGATCTTGTTGAAGATTATAAAAATTGTAATTATTTATCAATTGCTTATGCTATGGGCAGAGAAAAAACAGCAATTGCATATTACTATAAATGTAAGCCTTCTATTTATTTAGATAGATTTAGTGATTATGTAGCAGAAGCTATACAAGAACTTGAGGTAGAAAAAAAAGTATCTGCACCGGAAACAACTAAGTCTCCTGAAGCTAAAGCCCCTATAACACCAACTACTGTTTCATTTGTTGTTGGCGACTCCGTATATTATAAAAAGAAACCAGAACTGGGCTTTTTTACAGTATCAAAAATTTTACCAGATAACAAAATGATTATAAAAGATGCATCTGGAAAAGAACTTACCGTCAACATGAGTTCTTATGCTAAAAAAGGACAATAAAATGAATATTAGAAAAACAATAGAGCAAGAAATAAAAAGAGTGTTGAGAGAAGCCGACGAAGTAGATCCGGATGATCCAAGTGCGGCAGGCTTACAAGGAGAAAAAGAACCAGCGCAAGTAACCCCTTCCACCGATTCAACTCCTTCTTCCGAAACACAAAGAACTGCAGGAAAAAGAAACAAACAGATTCCTCCTTCAGTCACTCCAACAGAAAAAGGTTTTTCTGCTCAAAATCCTTTTGATTCCGTTCAAGAACTTCAAGCTTATTATGCAAAACCTGAAAACAAAAAAGAACAACAAGAAATAGCCTTTTATAAAACCGATAAAGGTGGGATAGTCAAAGCGTATGTTGTTGATGGTAACATTAAAGAAACATCCTCGGCACAACTAAAATACCCAAGCCCATTAGATTATGCCGATCAACAAACGCTAGCTAAACAAAGTCTTACAAGAAGATTCGGAGCAAAATGTGAATTTGCTTCTTTTGTTCAGAATCTAATAAGAGAAAAAATTAAATTTGACGATCCAATTCTCGTTAAAAAATTATCTGATGGCAAAATGGGTTTTGTAACAGCGACAGCTATAAATTATATGATAAATTATGCGACCAAAGCCGGTATACAAACAAATATAAAGCCGATCGCTTATAATAAACGGGCATATTTGAACGCCTGCAAAACAGATACTGCTACCATGCAAGAATTTCAGAAGTTATTTTATGCTGTACCAGCAGAAGAAATAAAAAAAGTGATACAACAAGCTGCGGCGCAACCAGCGGCGCAACAAGCTGATACCAATGATGTAACCCTTGAATTGTCTATGATTAGACAAATTATAGCAAAAAGATTAAGTATATTACTAAAAAATCCTTCTGACATTAAAAGAGTCTCTGATACAATATATACACAGTATTTACCAAATGAGATATATAAGAGCCGTATGAAACCTGAAGGCATTACAACAGATGAAATGTATCGAATTGTAGGTGTTGTACTTGATCGATTTGACGCTGATTTTCCCGGCGCACTAGAAGATAAACCCAGCGCAACAGGCGCAGGAGCACCAGTGGGTAGTTTCGGGGGTGTGCAAGAATCCAAATCCCTCCGAAGTATGATCCTCAAAGAGATCCTTGCTGCTCTAAAATAAGTTTCTTGACATTATAGACAATAAGCCCTATACTTGTGCAAAACTTGTATAGGGTTTTTGTTTATAGGAGAAATATGGCTAGAGCTACAAAACAAAAAGAAGAAAAAGGTCGCATTGGTATATCTCAATTGCGTGAGATGATAAATAAAAAGGCAGGCGCAAATGTTGCGTTTGATCTTACACAAGATAATCCATCAGATGTTACAGAGTGGATTAGTACTGGTTCTCATGTTCTAGATTCTATTATTTGCCGTGGTAAAAAAGCTGGTATTCCTGCTGGTCGTATTACAGAACTAGCTGGATTGGAAGCCTCTGGCAAGTCTTATCTTGCTGCACAAATTGCAGCAAATGCACAAAAGCAAGGCTTTGATGTTGTTTATTTTGATTCAGAATCTTCGCTTGATTCAGACTTCCTTGCCAAAGCGGGTTGTGATGTAAGTAACATTATTTATGCTCAAGCAACTTCAATCGAGTTTGTTCTTGAAACCATTGAAGAACTTTTGGGCAGCAATCAAAACAAGATGTTGTTTATTCTAGATTCATTTGCTTTCACACCTTGCATGGCAGATCTAAATGGCGACTTCAATCCGCAATCCAGTATGGCAATGAAGCCTCGTATCATGTCAAAAGGTTTGACAAAGCTTATTCAGCCAATTGCTAACTCTGGTTCTGCATTTTTGGTATTGAATCAGCTAAAACAAAACATCGTGACAGGTCCAACTGCTCACGTTGAAATGATGATCAATCCTTATATTGTTCCCGGTGGTAAAGCTCTTGCTTATGCTTATTCGTTGCGTGTCTGGCTGACTGGTCGCAAGAGCAAATCAAGCTATGTTATTTCAGAAAATGGATTCCGTATTGGTAGCGAAACTAAATGTACTCTCAAAAAGAGCCGTTTTGGTACAGAAGGTCGTGAGTGTTCTGTAAAACTTCTGTGGGGTGGCGAACAGATCCACGTTCAAGATGAAGATGCTTGGATGGAAATTCTCAAAAATTCTGAACATGTAACTGTCGGACCTTGGTGGTCACTAAAATATGCTGATGGTTCTGTCGCTAAATTCCGTTCAGCAGATTTTATGCAAGAACTGGCAGATACAAAATTCCGTAATCGTGTTGTCGAGATCGTAGAGGAAGAGCTTATTACAAAATTTGATCAACAAAAAGGAAATGCAGCTAATTATTATAATGTTGATGGCTCTTTAGACGGCATCACAGAAGAAGAGGAATGATATGGCAAAGACAGAAGCTTCACTTTCTAAGAATAGCAAACGTGGACGCACAAAGCCCAAAAAGACTCGTCAAGGGCGTAGCTGCAATACCAAGTATGCGTTACATAAGAACTCAAAGCTTTATAAGAAAAAGTATCGCGGTCAAGGTAGAAAAAGATAAAGACTATTTATAGTACTTGACTCGATGAAGAAGATCCCCTATAATGAACTCAACATTTGTTATAGGGGATTTTTTTATGAGTGAAGAACAGAAAGAGAAGCAGTGTCTGCAAAATATGCAAAACCCTGACTTTTTATGGGAGATTCCTAAAAATGGTTCAGAGCAACATCTTGTACAGCAAGTGCAAGAAGTCGGAAGATCCGGAGAGGATACAACAAGTAATAAGGATCTTGAGAAGTGAATTGAATATAAGTGAAAGCGGTGTTGGTCTTTCGGCAAATCAAATTGGTATCAACGAAAGTATTTGTATCGTAAATGCCATTAGAGAAATAGTGTTTGTAAATCCAGAAATTGTTGAGGCATCTGAAGAAATGTTTACATTTCACGAAGGATGCCTTTCTTTTCCAAATACTTTTGTAAAGACTACAAGACATAAACGCGTTGTGGTAAAATCTGATAATAACGAACTTATGGAATTTATTTATCGTGAATTTGATGATAAGAACAACTTGGAACTTGTCTGTGTTCAACACGAAATAGATCACCTAAACGGTATAACAATGTTTGATAGGAAACAATGAGATATATGATCATAGACAGCCTCAATCAATTTTTGAGGTCACTTGTCGTCAATCCAACTTTATCGCCAAACGGTCAGCGTATTGGTGGTATCGTTGGATATATGAAAACATTGCAGAAACTCTGCCGCGAAATCAAACCAGACCGTGTTATCATCTGCTGGGATGGTCAAGGCGGCTCTCAACGACGACGTTCGGAAAACAAAAATTATAAAGAAGGACGCAAACCTTTGCGTCTAAATTGGAATAACGATCTAAACGAGGAAGATACCCTCAAGAATAAACTTTGGCAAACAAGCCGCTTGATGGAGTATATGAACAACCTTCCAGTTTGTCAGCTTATGTATGCTGCTACAGAAGCAGACGACATTGTTTCTATGGTTTGTAAAGAATTGCCAGAAGATCAAAAGATTATTATTTCATCAGATAAAGACTTTTATCAATTATTGGACGACAAAACAATAATCTTTCGTCCCGTGCAAAATGAGTTTGTAAATCGCAAAAAAGTCTTGGAAGAGTTTGGCATTCATCCAAACAATTTCGCAATTTCTAGAGCCATTTGCGGTGATAATTCAGACAATCTTTCTGGCATCAAAGGAGCCGGTCTGGCAACTGTTGCAAAGCGCCTGCCTTTCTTGAAAGAAGACAAATCAGCCACTTTCCAAGACATTTATGATTATTGTGAAGGTCAAGATAAGATCAAACTATATGACAATATATTAGAATCAAAACAAGTTATTGAAAACAATTATAAATTGATGCAGCTTTATGCGCCTTCGGCTGCACCATACATAAAACAAGGAATTCGGGACTCTTTAGAGAATTATCCAAAGAGCCTAAATAAGACAGAAGTGCGTAAAATGTTCATGATTGATGGGATAGGGGAGCTAGATTGGAGCGATCTTTTTTCAGTAATGACAAAGATTTCTTTCTCCTAAAAGCTAATTATATACAAATCCACCATTTGATAGTTCTCTATTGAGTGGTGGATTTTTTTTACCTTGATCAATCTAGGACAGTGTGTTACGATGCCAACATCATTTGCAGGAGAATTTATGACAGCCCAAAATGAAAAAGTGGACTTTTCCAAATTCGGTAAAAATTTTCAAGAAAAACTAGTACATATCATGTTTCGTGATCGGTTATTCTGCGACCAAATGCGCGAGGTAATCGATCTAAATTTCCTAGAAAACGCTTATACTCGCGTCTTTGTTGAGAAGATGTTCGATTATAAGGATAAGTTTCAATCGCATCCATCTGAAGCTACAGTTGCAACTATTTTGCGTTCAGACTTGGATAATGAAAATGAGGCAACACAAAAGCAAGTGCGTGAGTATTTTGCTCGTATTGTTGCGGACAAAGAAGTTGAAGATGCAGACTTCGTAAAGACAACTGCTCTTGACTTTTGCAAAAAGCAGAAGCTCAAGGAAGCCATTATCAAGTCAGCAAAACTGCTGCAAAAATCTGCATCTTATGATGAAATCAAAAATGTTGTCGATTCCGCTCTTCGTTTGGGCAGCGATAATAACTTTGGTTATGATTATGAAAAAGACTTTGACAAACGCTTTGAGCATCACTCTCGTAAAGCCATTTCAACTGGCTGGTCTGAGATTGATGAAATCACGCAAGGCGGTCTTGGTCGTGGTGAAATGGGTGTTGTAATTGCAGGAACTGGCGGTGGTAAATCGTTTAGTCTTGTTCATATCGGCGCTAATGCAATTTTATCAGGTAAAACTGTTGTTCACTATACGCTTGAGCTTTCTGATGTAAGTGTCGGTAAACGCTATGATAGTTGCATCACGGGTATCGAGCTAAATGAACTTACTAAAAACAAGCTAAAAGTTTTTGATACACTAAAAGAGGTTGTGAAAGGCAAGCTTATCATCAAAGAATACCCAACTCGTACAGCTAGCGTTCTTACGTTGCGTAATCACTTGATGAAGCTAAAAAATTCCGGTAATGATCCCGATGTTATTATCGTGGATTATGGCGATCTTTTGGTAACAAAAAATGGTTCTGGTCAGAAATGGATTGACATGGAGACTATTTATGAAGAGTTGCGTGGTCTAGCACAGGAGTTTCAGTGCCCCATCTGGACGGCTTCTCAAGTAAACCGTAGTGCCTCGGAATCAGAGGTCATTACAATGGACGGTATCGCTTCGGCGTTCAGTAAGTGCTTCGTGGCAGACTTTATTTGTTCAATGGCTCGTAATTCTAGTGCCCGCAATGGCAATTCTGCTCGTATGTATATTGCTAAAAATCGTAATGGTCCAGATGGCGGCATCTTCCCGATGTATATCGACTTATCCCGCGCCAAGCTAGAGGTATTACCAAAAGCTACGGAGACAGTTGATTCCGTTCGTGAAGAGTCTGCCAAACGTCAAGCTGATTCACTGAAAGAAAAGTATAAGAAATTCAAGAAGTCCATGGATATGGACGATGACGACGAGGAATAAAATGGATATATCACAAAAAATACTTAGCGACATTACTCATCACATGAAATATGCTCGCTATATCAAGCAAGAACTACGCAGAGAAAGTTATGAAGATACTGTAACTCGTAATATGTTAATGCATATTGCTAAGTTTCCTGAATTAGAAGCACAAATTCGGGATGCTTATAAATTTGTACTTGATCGTAAGGTTCTACCTTCAATGCGTTCAATGCAATTTGGCGGGCGTCCTATTGAAGTAAATCCAGTTCGTATATTTAACTGTGCGTTCTTAGCTCTTGATGATGTTCGTGCTTTTAATGAGATCATGTTCCTTCTTCTTGGCGGAACTGGTGTCGGCTATTCAGTACAAAAACATCATGTAGAAAAGCTACCAGAGATTCGTAAGCCAAATCCAAAACGTACCCGTCGTTTTCTAGTTGGTGATAGCATTGAAGGCTGGGCTGATGCTGTAAAAGCATTGATGCGTTCCTATTTTGATGGCGGATCAAAAGTTGTATTTGATTTTCGTGACATTCGTCCAAAAGGTGCTCGTCTTGTAACTGCTGGTGGCAAAGCCCCCGGTCCACAACCATTAAAAGAGTGCCTAATCAAACTAGAAGGCATTTTGGAGGGTAAAGAAGATGGTGACAAGCTTGAACCAATTGAAGTACATGACATTGTATGCCATATCGCAGATGCCGTATTGGCTGGTGGAATTAGACGTTCTGCTCTTATTTGTCTCTTTAGCGCAGACGATGATGAAATGATCGCCTGCAAATCAGGTGCTTGGTGGGAAACCAATCCTCAACGTGGTCGTGCCAATAACTCCGCTGTTATTTTGCGTCACAGAATAACAAAAGAGTATTTTATGGATTTGTGGGCACGCATCAAAGCCTCTGGTGCTGGTGAACCCGGTATTTTCTTTACAAATGATAAAGAGTGGGGTACAAACCCATGTGCAGAGATTGCTCTTCGCAGTAATCAGTTCTGCAATTTATGTGAAGTAAACGTAAGCGACCTAGAATCACAGGAGGATTATGAAGCAAGAGTCAAAGCGGCAGCGTTTATTGGTACGCTTCAAGCATCGTATACTGATTTTCACTACCTACGCGATGTATGGCGTAGAACAACTGAAAAAGAGGCTCTTCTTGGGATTGGAATGACAGGTATTGCTTCTAACAAAGTGCAAAAGCTTGATATGAAAAAGGCTGCGAAAGTTGCAGTTGAAGAAAACAAAAGAGTTGCTGCTTTGTTAGGTATCAATCCTGCTGCCCGCGTCACCACTGTAAAGCCTTCAGGCACAACTAGTTTGATTCTTGGTACTTCTAGCGGCGTTCATGCTTGGCATAATGATTATTATGTTCGCCGCATTCGTGTTGGTAAGAACGAAGCCATTTACAAGTATCTACTAGATAATCATCCAGAGTTAGTTGAAGACGAATACTTCCGCCCACATGATACGGCTGTTATTTCGGTTCCACAAAAGGCACCAGAAGGTGCTACTATGAGAACGGAAAGTGCCCTAGAAATGCTTGAGCGAGTAAAGGACATTCATAGCCGCTGGGTAAAGCCGGGACATATTAGAGGACAAAACACTCATAATGTTTCAGCTACAGTCTCAATCAAAGAAGATGAGTGGGAACAAGTTGGTGAATGGATGTGGGAAAACCGCGATTCATACACTGGCTTGAGTGTATTGCCTTTTGATACAGGAACATATAAACAGACCCCTTTCCAAGACTGTACAAAAGAAGAATTTGAAAGACTTTTTAATGAACTAAAAAATGTGGAACTAACTCATGTTCTTGAAGTAGAAGATAATACCGATCTTCAGAATGAATTAGCGTGTACGGGACCAAATGGATGTGAGATAAAATAATCCTCTAATAATGGTGTTTATTTTTACCACCTCTTTTTGTAGATATAACTATTTATATTAAGAGGTGGTAAAGATGAAAAGCAAGTTTGATAATACCTATGAAATAGGACATTTATTTGGTGAATGGAAACTATTAAATAATATTCCATTACGAATTCCAAAAAAGTCATCTACAACTAAAGATAAACATACGTTGAAATTTTTATGTTTATGTACAAGCTGCAATACAGAACATTTAGTTGATTGTTATAATCTAGAAAAAAGCATAAGTAAAAGGTGCTATAAATGCTCTATGAAAAATACTAAAGGGTGTAATAATCCATTTTGGAAAGGATATGGAAAAATTGGTGCAAAGTTTTTAAGTCGTGCTAAACACGGTGCTTCTTTAAGAAAAATAAATTTTAATCTAACTTTGGAAGAGCTGGACAGAAAATGGCATGAACAAAAAGAAATTTGTGCTTTATCTGGTAAGCTCTTAACTTTAGAAGAAGCATCTATAGATAGAATTGATAGCGACGGAATATACGAATATAATAATATTCAATGGGTCCACAAAGACATTAATCTTATGAAAAACCACTTAAATCAAGAATATTTTATTGAGATGTGTAGACTAGTTTCTGGCTATGCGGGCGGCGCTTGTGAAATCAAATAACTATTTACGGTATGCCTCTTCCGTTTAGAATACCAAAAACAGACAATACAATAACTAGCCCTCTAACTTCCTTCAACGAGGTAAGTGTTTCCGAATTATATCCGGCTGCACAAGGCGATTTTATATACGGCATAAATAATGTTGTATTTATATCCAGCTCGTATTCTGGCGGTTCAATTTCAGGCAGCAACGGTTTCGGAATTGTAAAAAGCGGTACCAGCGTCACTGGCTCTGCGCTTATTAGTCTTCGACGTAATCTAAAATATAGACCCGGTTTTGGTTCTCTTATCAGAGCAACGTGTCTTTTTGATACACCTGTTTCTGGTAATGCTCAATTGATCGGCATAGGAAATGCAGAATGTGGTTATTATTTTGGGTATTACGGAACCCAATTTGGTATTTTACACCAAGAAACTTCGCAAGTTGAGATAAGAAAGCTTACAGTAACAACACCAGCAGGTACAGAAACAATAACGATTACGCTAAATGGTGTTTCAGTCGGCGTTCCAGTTGTTGGTGGTGGTGATGCAAATCAGACCTCTTATCAAATAGCAAAATACGATTTTAGAAATGTTGGTGTTGGTTGGCAGGCTGATGCAATAGATGGAACAGTATATTTTACCGCTGGAGTATCTGGTCCTTTTACTGGATCTTATTCTGCCGTTGGTAGTAGTACTTTTGTTGGAACATTTGCTGGAGTTCTAACTGGAAGCACTGGTACTTCTTCTTTTATTCCGCAATCTTCTTGGAACATTGACCAACTTTGTTCTAACTGTGGAAGCGAATTTGTCTTGAATCCGCAAAAAGGTAATGTCTATCAAATAGGTTTTCAGTATCTAGGTTTTGGTAATGCTTTCTTTGGTATAGAAAATCCTGAAACTGGAAGAATTACGCCAGTTCATATGATAAAAAATACCAACGCAAGAACAACTGCTGTATTGAAAAACCCGCAGATGACAACTACACTAATAAGTAAAAACTTTGGTTCTTCAACCAGTGTTCAGCCAAAATCTTTAAGTATGGCTGCCTTCACAGAGGGCTTTGCTAGAAAGCTAGACCCAAGATTTGCTGCGTCTCATACCTTTTCTGGTTATAACTCCACAACAAAAGCGCCTCTTTTGGCTCTAAAAATCAATGCAGTTTATAACAATCAAACTTGTTTTGCTGAATTTGACATTTTAAGAATAGCAGCATCAAACGAATCGACAAATAAAACTCTCACTATTTCAGTTTATAAAAATTTAGACATCAATGGTGCTGTAAACTTTCAATATGTTGATCAAGCCAATAGTGCAGTGTCTTACGCGAATCTGACTCCCGGAACAAATACTGTGACTACCACTGGAAAAGTTCCATTTTTAACTTTCTCTGTTGGCGCAAATAATGCCGCAACAATAGATATAGCACCCGAAGAATTAGTTTTCGGTGCTGGAGAAATTGTTATTATTTGTATTTCTACTTCTGGAGCGGTAACTGGAGAAGTTGGCATCAACTGGTTTGAGCAACAATAATACTATTTACAAACATCTTATTTTGGAGACAAGAAATGGGAACAAATAATAGTGAACAAGAAGTCGAAAAAGCCATACAAAATGCTGTACAATTTGCAGAAATTATGGGAAAATTGGTAAGAATTGAAGACGGTATTTCTGATCTAAAAAATAGAAATACTGAAATGGCTGAAGATATAACAAAAATAAAAGAAGCCATTTATAAGCCCGACGATGGAATTTATGCACGCCTAAAATCTCTGGAAGCTTGGAAAGAATCCACAAGTAAAATACTTTGGATTTTGATAACAGCAGTGATTGGTGGCGGCGTCGGCTTTGTCTTCAATATGCTAAAACACTAATAAGAGGTTTCCGTGTCTGATAAAACAAAACAAGAACATATGTCAAGCTTTATAAAATCTATCGCAGCTATTGATGATTGTATCAAGCCTTACCTAGAACAAAAAAAAGAATTACGAAAAGAGTACGTCGATAACAAGTGGTTGACAAAGGAAGATATAAAGTATACAATGAAAGCCTATCGACTGTTGAAGGACAACACAGATATGGTTGAATTGGATAAAATCTATTCCGAACTTCAAGAACTTGTAGGAGACAATGATGGCACAGACGAATAGTTATTCTGGTACTTTTCGTAAAAAAGATGGTAGTGATCGCCAAATGCGTTTCGTAAGGATGGCGGAACTTACTGAACAACAAAAAAGTAATATTGGTCTTATCCCCGGCGCTTCCGCAAATCGTCAAATTTATTTGCAGCCGGGATTTGAGATTGTATATGATCTAGATGCAAAAGAGTTTCGCACTTTCAATTGGAACGCAACTGTTGGAGAAGTGCAAAAACAACAAATAGAATTCTAAAGAGGAAAAATGAATCTAAAACCTTTCAATCGTCGGCTTATCGTTGAGCGAATAGAAACGAAAGAAGACAAAAATACAAGTGCATTTTATATTCCCCCAGAAATGGAAGAAGAGTTTGCGAAGCGAAAAGAATTTGAGCTTGTCTCAATTGTAAACAAAGCCAATGATGTAAGTCTCCCCGTATCTATAAATGATAAAGTTGTGATTTTATCACACATGATTGAAAAAATAGAAATAAATGGCGAAACTTTATTGGCTGTAGCTGAAAATAATGTTATTGGCAAAATCATCTAGGAGGATAAGTGAACATTTTTGCTATTGAAGGTAACGAGACAACTGGTGAAGTAAATTGGTATCTATCGGGTCGTTCTCAAGACAATTATCGTACAGTAAAAATGATTCTTGAGAGTACTCAACTACTTTCATCTGCCATGCATCTAAATGGTATGGTGGGTCCATATAAATTGAATCATCCTAAACATCCATCTACATTATGGACTGCCGAAAGCTCTCATAATTGGGGCGCTTTGATGATTCATGCTTTTGCTTTATGCGAGGAATATCAGGAGCGTTTTGGTAAAAAACATAAATGTTATGATATTCTTGTTGAAATGGCTAAAAAAGTGGATGCAAAAAAGTTTCCAAGTGACAAACCAACACCGCTTCGTATGGCTATGCCAGAACAATTCAAGAGCGAAAACGTTGTAAAATCTTATCGAGATTATTACGCATCAAAGCCCAACATGCGCTATCCAAAAGGTAAGGCTCCAGAGTGGTTCTTGAAACGAAGAACCGTTCCTTTTGTAGAGTGCTAAAATAATCTAAAATTTAATATATACTATGAGGCACCGATGGGAAACTATCGGTGCTTTTTTGTTTTATTGGCAACTATTTATCTTGTCGGAGGATTATTATGGAAGAATTAGTTACAAGTTTGCTACAAATCCAACAGCAAACAAGAATTTTACATTGGCAAACAAAGTCATATGCTCGTCATAAAGCCTATGGAAAAATATATGATGATTTAGGCGATCTAATAGATGAGTTCATGGAAGTTCACATGGGCAAATATGGTCGTTTTGAGTTAGAAGACAAAAGAATTGCTGTAGAAAATTTAGAAGATATGACTGTTTCTGATTTTCTTGATCAATCAATTGAATTTCTAATTGGTTTGACCGACCAACTTGATGCAAGAAGAGATACAGACCTTCTCAATATTAGAGATGAAATGTTAGCTAAAATGAATAGATTGAAATATCTACTAACTCTGAAATAGGCTTTTTACCATGAAAATTCAGATTCGCAAAACACTTTCAGAAGATATGAAAGCTCCTTATTATAAGAGAGTAAAAGGTATCCACGAAAAGAATAAAAAAATTCTGATTGGTTTTGGTGTCGGAGCCGATGAAAACAGAGGACCGTTCAAGACCGACCGTTCGATGGGCAAGAAGGGTAAATCTGCACCTCCCGGCGCTGCTGGTGGTGGTTCTTTAGAAGAAGTGCTGGTAGAAGGCGGTGTTGCTGGGCATATGAATCACTTATATGATAATCCAGACATTACATTTAGCCAAATAAAAGATATATTCAATAAAGCTTCTGCTGGCGAACTGGAAGGTACAGAAAAAACCGATGGGCAAAATTTGCAAATCTCTTTTTCAGTACCAGAACAAAGAGCTAAAGCCGCTAGAAATAAAGGCAACATCAAGGCTGGTGGTCTAACTTCCGACGAACTAAAAACCAAATTTGCTGGTCGTGGTCCACTGGAAGAAACATTTGCTGATGCTCTTCAATCTTTTGAGGAACTTGTAAAAACTTTACCCCAAGAACAACAAGTAAGTATTTTTGGTCCTAATACTGAAATATATTATAATGCCGAAGTTCAAGATCCTAGAACAGCTAATGTAATTTATTATGATTCGCCAAACTTGGTTATTCACCAAGCTGGACATGCTAAATACAATAGAGAAACGGGAGACAAAGAAGAAGTTGACGTTTCACAAAATGCAGCAATGCTCAACGATCTGTTGCAAAAACAACAGAGTTCACAACAAAGTAAATTCAAGGTTCAATCTAACGCTATAAGAAAATTACAAGCTATATCAGATAAAAGTATCGTAAAGAACTACATCACAAGACTAGACCAAGAAATAAGCAAGTATGGCATCTCGGATAATCAAAAACTAAAAGATTATGAAAAAGCCAGACTTCGACAAATCATAAAGCAAGAATTCAACATTGAGCTAAATGATGAACAATTTGAGATGATTTCAACCAAGATGTTTGGCGAAACATCAGAAAACATAAATCAAGTTGTAAAGAGATTTCCACCTGAAATTGCTGCAACAGTAAAAACTATTATTGCCTCCAAAGATTTATTAGGTAAAGCCGTAAGACCAATTGAGGTAATTATTCATGATTTTGCTGTGGAAATTCTAAAGGGTCTTGAGAGCGCATTTGTTCTAGATAATAAGAAAGAAGTAAAGAGACTAAAAGACGAAGTTGCAGATGCTATAAATCAAATACAACAATCTGGGCAAGAAGAAGCTATAACTATTCTAAACAAACAATTGGAAAAACTCAAGACGGCTGACAATGTTTATACAGCAGCTGAAGGATTTGTCTTCCAGTATGATGATGTTGTGTATAAATTTACTGGTAATTTTGCTCCAATAAATCAAATCTTGGGATTGTTCAAGTATGGCAGAGGCTCTGTGCCAGCTATCAAAAAACAAATCAGTGAATCAACTGAAGCACAAAATGTAATTGTTGTATTCCCCGGTTCCTTCAAGCCTCCGCACAAAGGACATATAGGACTTGTTGACGAAGTATCACACATGTCTGGTATCAGTAAAGTTGTTGTCCTTATATCTGATCCTGTGCAAGAAACCAGTATAAGAACAAAAGACTTTGGCGCTAAAGAAGTCAAACTAATTTTCGATCTTTACAGCGAAGTGTATGACTTTGGCTGTAGTGTTGATTTTGATGTTGCTAATGCGCCTTCCCCATTGACTGCGGCTTATAAGTATTTGGAAACAGAAAACTTTCAGCCGGGAACCAAAGTTTTATTTGCAACATCAAAAGCAGATGCTGGAAGGTATCCGCAAATCAAATTAGATAAATCTGCTTCCAAAAATCCTTCTGGACCAACCGCTGGCTCTATAGAATTACCAGAGATGATCGATCCAGATACAGGAAAGAAATTTAGTGCAACAAACATGCGTGAAATTCTTGCAGATCCAAATGCAGATAAACAACTGCTGAAGAGATATATGCCAAATGAACTTCCCGATGAAGATAAGGAAATGGTGATTGATATGCTTACAAAAGGCTCTAAAAAACAAGAGATGGAAACTATGATAACAGAAATCTTAGCAGAAATGTTAGGACTTTCTGAGAAGAAAGATATGATTTGTGATGGTACCATGTGTAATGAAGTTCATGATGGTATGAGTCACAAAGAATATGAATCATATTTGATGCAAGAAAAAGAGGGCGAAGATGATCGTTGCACTCGTATTGCAAAAAGAAAGTACGATGCTTGGCCAAGCGCTTATGCTTCTGGTGCAGTTGTAAGATGCCGCAGAGGCGAAATTTGGAAAGGCGAAAAGTAAAATGAAAATTCCTCTGAACCAACTTCAGCAGATTATCAAAGAAGAGCTTACAAAAGCCATTGAAGAAGAGTGGTCTGAAAAATATAAAAGATCAATTGACTGCAAAAATCCAAAAGGCTTTTCTCAAAGAGCACATTGCCAAGGCAGAAAGAAAAATGAAGCTAGTGATCCAAAAGTAGGAACAGGTAAAAAACCAGAGGGTTCTGGTCGCCGCTTATACACAGATGAAAATCCAAAAGATACTGTGAGTGTTAAATTTTCAACTGTTCAAGATATAAAAGACACTCTCTCAAAAGAATCTTTCAAGTCAAAACCACATGCTCGTCAATCACAGATAATCAATCTAATTCACCAGAGAGTTCGCGCTGCCTATGAAAACGCAAAAGATCCAGAAGTGAAAGCTAGACTAAAGAAAGCATATGAATATGCAGAGCAAAGAAAAGAAGCCTCAAAAGAAAAAACTGCCAGTTTGCAAAAGGAAGAACAAGACGTTCAACTAAATGAAAAATGCTGGGAAGGTTATACACAGAAAGGCATGAAAACAATGTTTGGCAAGAAATACCCAAACTGCGTAAAAAAGACAAATGAAGAAGTTGAATTAGATGAGCGCAAACTTGGCAAGCCTTCTAGTGAAACTTCTTTGAGAGATTGGTTCAAGCGCAAAGGTGCCCCCGGTAAAGGCGGCGGTTGGGTTGATTGTAATACTTGTCGTGATGGTAAATGCAAGCCATGTGGCAGACAAGAAGGCGAAAAGAGAAGCAAGTATCCAAGATGCCGTCCAACTCCTGCCCAATGTAAGGGCTACAAGAGAAGAGGCGATAATCTACAAAAGGAAGCGGAAGAACAATGAAAATAAGACTGCTTCTGGAGTCAAAGAAGAAATACGTTCAAGTTCCTCTGCCTGTAAAAAAGACGGAACTTGAACCTGTTATGTCTGCTGACACAATTGATTATCATTATGGCTCTCTTTATAAAGGCTACGTTGATAAAGCCAATAAAGGTATTGGTGGTGAATTCCAAAAAGCAGGAGCTTTTCTTCATAACATTTGGTTCTCACAATTTACAAAGCCTTCCTCAAAAAAACCAGACGGTTTATTCCTTGAGCTTGTAAATCGCAAATACGGTTCTTATGCCTCTTTCCAAAAAGAAATGAAAGAAGTTGCCATGAAGATTCAAGGCTCTGGTTGGGTCTATATGGATAAAAACGGCAACATAAAAACTATTGTAAATCACGAAATCAAACCAGACATTATCCTATTGATTGATTGGTGGGAACACGCTTGGGCTTTGGATTATCAAGCAGATAAAGAAGAATACCTAGACAACATTTACAAAGTTATTGACTGGAATGTTATAAACGCTCGTTTATCGACGGAGCAATAATGGCTTATCTCAATCACAATATACCAACAATAACTTGCTACATTAGAAATGAGTATTTATTCAATCACGAAAAAGGACATGGCGAGTATTCGCTATGTGATGTTCACTCTGTTGCTTCAATGGAAAAGAGAGTTCCTTTATTTGAGGCGTTCCTTGAAAATGGTGTGAACTGGACAAGACGACCTATCCACGCTTTCTGCTGGAAGAAAGAAGCTCCTATTAGAAAACTAGAAGAACATATTTATTGGGACTGTTTCAGCCCATATGTCGATGTTCAAGTTAGAAACAGATTGGCTGGATTGAAAGCACAGCTTATTGATTATAAAGGTAATAAACACCTTGGTCAATATATGTTTACTCTTGATTGGTCTTGGGAAAACAAATCTGGCAATATGGACACAAATTTTAGTGAAACTCCAGAACATAAATGCGGGCACCTATTCAAGATGGACGAAGGTAACTTCTTTATTTATCCTAACAACAGAATCATTTGGTATGATGATGCTTGGACAAAGGATAGAATCAAAGGCAATCCCGGTTATAGAATTGATATGACAGTTTATTCTGTTGAAAATAAAAGATTATATGAAACAGATGACCAATACTTTACGGAGTTTTCTAAAGCAAAGTAACTATTTATAGGCTGGAGCACATAATGAATTTTAGACTCATAAGACAGCTTGCTAGAAAGATTCTTCTAGAAGAACGCCCAGCCATATCTCTTGGACCTTGGAGTGAAGAAGATAGCGGATTTTGTAGATATAATGCAAAAATTAATGAATATGCCGCAGACTCTCCAGAAAATCTTGCCGAAGTTCTAATCTTCTGTGTTGCCTCTCAACTTGTTGATTGGCCAAACATTTATACAAGATTTCCATATCTCATAAATTGGATATATGCCCATGATGGTATGTATCCAAAAGATGCTAAAATGGTTGGTAAAAAAATGGAAGGTGGATTTCCAAAAACTTTCGAGGCAATCGCTCTTGGCGAAAAAGCTAAATCCATAAATTTTCTTTGGAAAGATAGAGATAACGTATTCAGAACACTCTCTCCGATTATAAGAAGATATAAGAACATGAAAGAGGGAGAAGCAAAAGAGCAAGCAGCTTTTGAGCTTTATCTGAAAATACTTGATGTTAGACACTTGAAACTTGCAAAAGCTGGTTTTGCTGTACAATTGTTGATAGGTAGATATGGTTGCATAGACTCAATAAATACTAAGTTATTAAAAGTGCCAATGCCAGCAACTCTTGTTACAACTGACAAAGAAGGCAAACCTTCCTTCAGAGATTATACGAAAAAATATGTAAATGATACTGCATTTGGAGTTTCCGCAGAGGAATCCAAAGAAAGACTAGCCAGATTATATGCTGATTATTTATTGGAAATTGGTAATTTAGCAAAAGATAATGAATCAAAAGTTTTATGGGACAAATGGTGTGACATTGTTGCTGCTAAAATAAACTTTGCTGGTAAAGAATTTGATGTTACTGATCCACAAGGTATATATAAAGATGCGACTGTCAAAAGTGATTATGCTGTAAACATCAAACCAACTACGCCACCAGCAAGTTATCAATATGGTCCCGGTAAAAAAGAAATTGCTGGTCCAGAAGTGAGCAGACAACATGCCGGTCTATATAGAGGTATGAGAGACATAACGGAGAACAACATGAACAATAAACTAAAATCTATAATTCTTGAACAATTACTAGAAATGCTAAACGAAAAGACATTTGCCGGAAAGAAAGAGTTAGATAACGATGGCGATGGTGTTCCAAAATGGGCTGACAAGGACGATGCTAATCCAAAAGTTGGATCAAAGTCAAGTAAGAAAAAAGAACTCGATGAAATGTCCTCAATGAGCGCTGGTTCTGTTGAAGGTTATGCAGCCCCACTAGATGAAGAAGATGATACAATTGTTGAGTATTTGACCGAAGAAGAAGCCAAGAAAAAACAGCCAAGACTCGGAAAGGTGACTCGTAATCCGGCAGGATCAAATAAGAAATTTCACGTTTATGTGAAGTGCAACGGAAGAGTAAAGAAAATTTCTTTCGGTGATCCCGGTTTATCAATCAAGAGAGACTCCGCTGCTCGTAGAAAGAATTTCAGAGCAAGACACAAATGCGATAAACCAGAGGGTAAAAATCGCTGCACAGCCCGCTATTGGTCTTGTTATCAATGGAGAGCAGGCAAGAAAGTAGAAGGCGAGTAAAACACTTGACTGGCATCTAAAGAGCTGTTAGACTGGTGCCATGAAAACTCTTCTACGCTATCCCGGTGGTAAAGCCAAGGCTGTAAAAGCCCTATTACCATATATCCCTAAAGATACTAAAAAAGTTATATCACCTTTCTTTGGCGGTGGTTCGCTTGAATTTGCTTTATCAGAGCAAGGCATTGAGGTTGAAGGCTTTGATATATTCAAGCCTGTTGTCAATTTCTGGAAGGTTGTTCGATATAATCCAAATGAATTGGCTGACAAGATTCAGGAGTATTTGCCAGTTACCAAGGAAAAGTTCCTTTATTTGCAACAGAATCTGCGTGAAAAAAACGATAAATTATTCAAGGTTGACATTGAGGCTGCAGCAATTTTCTTTATTCTAAACCGCTGTTCCTTCTCTGGAACAACACTATCTGGCGGATTTAGCAAAGAGGCATCCACTGGTAGGTTGACTCAAACATCAATTGATAAGATTCGTAGCTTTGATAGTAAAATTGATGTATTTGCCATACCATTTGAGGAAACTATTCCGAAGGCAGATGGTCTATTATTTTGTGATCCTCCCTACTATCTTGGAAATAAATCAAATCTTTATGGTGATAATGGAGATACACATAAAAACTTCAATCATGAGCTTTTGGCAGAACTATTGAAAAAGAAAGATAACTGGATTCTGTGTTATAATAACGATCCATATATTCGTAACTTATATAAGGACTACGAGTGGCGTTATCCAAATTGGAAATATGGCATGTCATCTGAAAAAAATTCTAAAGAGATTCTTATTGTGTGCCCATGAACTATTTATTCGACATAGGAGTGTCACATGAAAGAGATTTTTAGAAGCTGGAATAAATACTTGTTAACTGAGTCATCTTTATCAAGAGTGCTTGAGCATATTGAGGCTCATGATTGCGCTGTAATAACTGCTTTTAGAAGCGATCCGGATGATACTTCTAAGTGTGCCGATGGCACTGATTCAGATTCTGAAAACGTTTCTGATGTTGGCTCCGAAGAAGAAGTAGAAGCCGTAGAGATGGAAAAGCCAAAAGTTGGTAAGAAAGAAACTTTAAGCAAAAACAAAGTTAGAAACCGCGACCTCAAAGCCACTCTTTTAGATAGAGGATATGGTGTCACCGCAGTTGTCGGATCTTATGTAGAGAATTTCATGGAAGAAAACTCTGTGGAAGTGAAAGAGGACAGTCTATTTGTTGTAAATCTAAAGGAAGATGGAGACTTCATTAATACCATCGAGTCTTTAGGTCGCAAGTACTGCCAAGATTCAGTGCTTATAATTCCTCAAGGCGGTAAAGACGCTTATCTGCTTGGTACAAACAACGCAGATTTCCCCGGCTTAGGCAACAAAGAAGTTGTTGGTAGTTTTCAGGCTGGGCGCGAAGATCAATTCATGACTCGCGTTGGTGATCGCCCATTCACCATGAAAGAAAGAAAAGAATTCAAGCTTGAGACTCTAGCTAATCACACAAGAAACTCTCGCTGGGCAATCAAGACAATTGCAAAAAGAGTAAATAAAACTTTACGATAACAATATGGTAACAATAGAATTTATCGTCGATCAATACGGCGAAGTCTGGACTCTAAATGGCAATCGGCACAGAGAGGATGGACCTGCTATGATTGATATAGATGGGTCGAAATACTGGTATCTTGAAGGTGTTCGTGTAGATGAAGAATATGCTAAAGACAACCCTATAAACTATTTATTATAATCACTTATGGAGGGTCTAATGTATGTTCAATTTATTAGCA